GCTCTTCCGATCTCCATATCTACGAGCGTAGGACATAAGCCTCATAGCATCGCAAGCCTGATTGATTATCTGTCTGGATTCTGTAATTGATTTGTTTGAGTACACTTGTATCTCTACGTTGCTGTCCACCGCAAAAGACTGACCTTCATAGCCGCCATCCATATCGAGAGCGACTTCAGCCATGTCTATCTGCTTCACCGAGAGAGCCGGAAAATCGGGCGGCGTAGCCGTTGCCGAGTTCTGACAGTTAACATTCTGGTACGTCCGATGGACGTATTTCTCCACATTCGAAAATATGCGATTGCCTACGTCTATCATTTGAATACCTCGCGAACTATCCTTTCGACATCTCTCTTAATTGCCATGCTACCTTTGAACATGGGCATCGATGCGACCTGACCTTTCGTCCATCCCATTTGGTTACCCTTCTGAGCGTTGTAGTATATCCACCCATTCGGATCATCCCAATGCCCTTTACCGGGAAATGTTCCGGCTCCGTAGCCTTTTTCTCCGGCTAACGGATGTTGTGCGGCATCTCGCCCGACAGTACCAGAACCGAATTCTAGGAATAAAATCGCATCGCTAGTAACACGAATCGAAACCTTATACAGACCATTCCCACCTTCGGAAAGCCACTCCATGCTATCAAGAGTGGCACCAGTATCTTCGTGGAATTCAAGGTCGGATTGAATGCTGTCGTATCCTGCTTGAGCCAGAGCATCGACAAGTTCTTCGGTCTTCGATTCAAGCCATTCTCTGTATTTCCTTACCTTTTCTGCTAAAGCACGAAACGAACGTCCCGATAGTGTTGCACTATACTTCGGCATTCTTCGCTCTCACTTTCACTCTGATTGCAAGGAAGTTTAAGCCGTCTTCTGGAACGGACGCTACAGAGAAATCTGCCGAAGACGGATCTGCCGTTCCATCCTCAAGAAGAGTAGGTTCAGTCTTCCAAATCAGAGATGTTTCGCAAACTGGCAAGGTAAGGTCGGTCGTTATGATTTTGCGGTCAGCATCGATATCGACACCGAAGATGGACGGGTAAGCCGTGCCGCCGAAGCCGGATACTCCTCTTCCGGGAGATAAGACTGCCCAGAATTCAACAGGAGCAGAGTATTTCACGACTTTATCGCCAGTTTTGTCTCCGTTCTCATCCACGATGTCTTCTTTTCCTGTGTACAATGCATACCACATTCTGCGTTCGTTCTTCGCCAGACTACGCATGACATCACCTCACTAAACAACTTCAGCGAAAGGAGTCACATCTGACAAAACCTTCCATCTGTCAACGAATGTGCGGTATTCGCCGTTTTCATTGATTGTGGACTGCCATTCCGCGCCGCGAATGTTGAAGTCGTACATAGCCAGATTGTAGATTACGTTCCAGAATTTCCACATGTCAGAAGCAATGAACTCCGAAGATGCATCCTCTGGATAGTTTCTGACTTGCTGAACTTCACGGTATGCGTTTTTGACTTTAATGAGCAGGACGGATGAATCGCCATCCCTTGTCGGGTTGATGTCGGCAAGGAGCCGCTCATATACATCTAATACAAGAGGAGACTCCTCGCTTTCAGAAGAAGTCCCTTCTGAGACTCTGAAAATAACATCATCCATCCCGTGAAACCTCATTTCTTCTTCGTAGATTTCCGAGCCGTAGGCTTCTTCGGTTCAGCCTTGACAGCCGATTCTTCTGCCTTAGGCTCGTCTGCTACAAGTTCATAACCGTTGCGTAGATATAATTTTTTGAGGTGATCTGGAATCTCGACCACCCCAAAATGATTGCTGACCCGGATCATAATCAGGTCGAAGACGCGATCATGTTCACGCCGATAGCATCCTTCTTGTTGTTAAGGACGAATGCATCGTAACGAACACGTCCCTCAATGAGCCAACCGTTTATTCCCGGGGGATTGTCGTGAATCTTGTAGTCCTGAAGCTTGATCGGGGAAACCATCGCAATCGGATTGGTAATGATGAAGTTGCAAGTAGCCGGGAAGTAAGAAGACGGAGCCTTGATTACCGGGACACCATCAACCTCGCCGACCTGACCGTTAAACTTCACTCTCTGACCGAGTTCAGAAGCCAGAATGAAGGACGAATCGAGTTTCAGTTTGTTGTAGAACGCCGGAGTGACATATGCGACACGACCGCCGACAGGAGCCTTGTCCTCATCAATGAGTTCCTGAACCTCAAGGAAGCACTCATAAGCATTGCTCTTGGTCGGAACCGTAGAGGCGATATTTCCCGCGCCAGTAGCCGCAGCCGCAAGACGATAAGCGTCAATTTCCTGGATGACTACTAAATCAATCTGTCTGCGAAGAGCCGCAGCCGCCGCCATAACGCCCATCGTATCCTGCTCAGACTTACGGTCAATCGTGAAGGTGAAGGAGCGATCCTGTTCGACCTTCAGAGCCTGAAGACTATTCTCCAGTTCAGCCGCCTGACCATAACGTGTGGTTCCGGTCAGAGAATAATCATTCATGCTGACCGTGGGGATCGAGAAAACCTCGACCGTCTCTACGCCGACCCAGTCGTAGTTGTTGTTGATCATCGGGTTCGTCAGGGAACCAAGCCTAAAAGCCTCGTCCACAAGCGAACTGTACTTTTCTGCATAGTTAATCGGCATGTTTTACCTCTTTCTGTGCGTCAATACGCATCTGGATTGTTGAAAGCCTTGACGAAGGGATCTTCCTTCTCGCCCTCGTCCTCACCGTTTCCGGCTTTAATGTCGGGACGCGATGCCAGAAGTTCTTCCTTCACAGCCTTTTTCGCTTCTTCTATCACCGCATTGTAGTGAGCGTTGATTTTCGCCATCAGTTTTTCCATGTCGTTGTCGGCTTCAAGTTCCGCACATTCTTTCGCCAACTTTTCGTCCATGTTCTGCTTCAGATAGCGGTTAGTTGCTTTAAGAATCGAGAGTTCCTTTTTGATGGATTCCATCTGCTGATGCTGAAGTTCTTCAGCTTCTCGTTTTGCATCAGCCGCCTGTTCTTCCGCAGACTGTCTCTCACGGAATTTCCTCTTCCACTCAGCCGCATCCGCATTGGACTTTGTCACCGAGTTCTTCAGCTTTGTGTTCTGCGCTCTGGCTTCGGCAAGCTGATTCTGAAGGTCTTCCAGAGACACGGTCTGTTCCTGATTCTGCTCAGTAACTTCGGTGGTCTGCTGTTCAAGGTTTTCGTTTTCGTTCATAAAGTTCTCCTGCGTTTTAACGACTTCCCTGTCGCGTGAATGTTTGCGATTAACGTCTTCCCTGACGTTTTTGGGTATAAAAAATCGACCCCATGTGGAGTCGAGATTTTAGAAGTATGTGACGGAACATCGGCAGTTCACTAATTCCTCTGGCGATGCATCCAAGGAAACGTCCTTCGGGTACATCAGCAACGAGTTGCCGACCTCAAATGGAGCGAATATCGGTTGAGTCTGACCATCTGCATCATTGTGAGTCGGACGTTCACGACCATCCATAATCGTGTTCCAGATTTTGTATCGCTTGCCACGGCTGACTGCAATCTCATGGTCACTCATGTTCCAGAAGTTGTTCGCGTTATCTTCTGCCAGAAGCCTTGACCTATCCTGACTGACGTAGAAAGGATCCTCATTGCGGTCTGCGGTTGTCCTTGCTATCTCGTCAGAAAGCATGTCGATAAGTTCTTCCGACCTGTCAAGACTTTTGAGTTCATCGTCCAAGCCGGAACGGAACCCTTCGCGCACTCTGGAACGGATTTCTTCCTGTCGGACTTCTCTGTGTTGCCTTGTGTAGAAGACCCACGCAAGGATGTCGAGAAACTCATCATCGAGCCTGTCCGCAGTATCCATTCGCCGTCTTTTCTGCGTATCATCTATCACCATGCCGCCGAAGTATTGATCAAACGGCATGGATTTTTTGAAGCCTACGAGTCGATTGAGTTCGTCAAAATCGAGGGGCATCATAAGACATCACTCCCGACTCTGGACTCATTCCTCATGGCTGTTGAACGCTGACCGCCCGGATACGTGTTGACGATTGGAGAATTGACAATCTGATCAGTCTCGTCAGCACCAGCACGTTCATTTCCACCTTCGGATGCTTCTGCATCTTCTCGTTTCGTGTAGGCAGAAACGTATGTATTCTCAGCACGGTTGATAATGGCAGTCTGATATTTCTCCACGACCTCTTTCGAATCTGCCCATGCTTGTGCGACATCGGGAAACAGATTGACGGTCTCCATCGAGACTCTGCCGTTCACGCCGGATTTGATCATCGTGACCATCGCATTGACCTTCGACACAAGGTCGTAAGTCTTGTTCCGAGTGAACTGAGGCTTTACATCAGACGGCTTCAAAGCGAGTAGCGGAGAATCCTCTGCAATGCCCGAAGTAGTGTTGATTGCCGTGATTTCAAGCTGAACGACTTCCATCTTTCCACGGAACATCATCTGCTCTTTCATAGCCGCACAAGACTCCGCAGCCGCCCATCCAGAAGACATCGACATCGCAGTACCAGTCGAGCCGCCGCCAGGTTCAGTCTGAAGCGGGACGTAGCACTTCTGAAGAATCAACTCTCTCCGAGTCTGTATGTTCTGCTGAATGCCATCAAAGTCGATGTCAGAATGCAAAGGCTTTAAATCCGGCTTGCCGCCATTGATGGACTTACCGATAAGCCATTGACCGTTAACAGGCTTCTTCGCCTTGCCAGTATTCGCATCCTTCGGAAGTTCGAAATCAACGCCCCACCAGATTTCCTGCACCGACTGACAGAAGAGATTGACGAAGTCCGAGGACTCAATGTTGAGCGCGTCCATCTCTGAAATCTGTCTTTCAAATACGCCAGTACGGTCGGCAGTACGATCAAACTCGACAATCGGAACGGTCTTGAACGGATTGATGAAATACGACAGGCCAGTCATCGGATCCTTCTCCAGAATCCATTTATCGACCTTCTCCTTCCGTCCATATTCTTTGACCATTTCGGTCATGTTCTTGATTTCGAATCGCTTCTCGTTCGTGAAGACCGTGTACCACGTATCGCCGGAATAGATATCTCTGTGGAACGTAACACCCGCAATCTTGTCCTTTCTGGCATTGTTGCGGTAGATGCAGTATGTAAACAGCGGATTCAGAGTCATCAGGTCGAACGCAGAGATACCATCAAATCTCGCTCTGACATCAACCATCTGGTATCCGACACCGCAGATTTCAACGAATCGGGCGAGTTCCTGGTCTTTGGTCTGAGCGTACTCGATCTCATTCATCTCGTTCAGCATCGTGATGCCACGGTCTTGAATCGAATTCGCCTCATCATCAGAGCCGCCCATGTCCTTATTGCCACGCTGAATGTAAAGAATCGGATTGCCCCAAGAATAACCGCACCAGAAAGTGACTATCTGGTTCGCCACATTGTCTACGGCAGAAATGTTTACATCCGACCGAACATTCTTCGTGCGTCTTAAAGGCTGATAACCTTTCTCGTAGTCAAGAAGGAAACGCATCTCCTCTGCGTTCTGCTGATGCCACATTATCGTGCGCTGAAGAACTTCGATTACGTTACGCTCATCGATTGTCCACTCGTCCGTATAAATCCTTTTGCGTCCCCGAAGAGTCTCCCACATCGATACGCTGTTATCGTTCGTTTCCGTGCTTGCCATTCCGTTATCACCTGCCTTTATGGCATAAAAATAGCAAGCGGCCTACGAACATCCCCGGAACGTAAGCCACCCACCTGATTTAAGGAGTAGAATATGTCTAATTCTTCAAGCTAATTTTAACAGCCGCCTTTATGCAGTCAACGACAAATGTCGGATTATGGGTGTTTTTCATGCACATTGGGCAAACTTTTTATTTGTCGGACAGTAAATCGCAGATATAAGTCAGTCTCCTAGAGACTGTTGATTGATCAATTGACAGTTTTTCTGCAATTTCTTCCTGCGTTTTGCCACCCATAGTCTCAGACCATATCGTCCTGTCAGGTTCTTCCGTCAGGACTGCCGCCGCCTCATCGATCTCCTGCTTCAACGAGACAAGCCGCCTACACTCCGACATTGCCACCTTCAATGCTTCAGACTGTTTCGTGTACTGCAAGGATTCCATGCCCTCTACGGTGAAGGAACGCAGTTCATAGGGATACTCTGGATTGGAGCCGGACACTTTGTCGGCTAGTGATGGTTTCTCTCTGAGTTCGTCAACATGCTGCATGGCGATCCGAATCGACCGCTCCAAGAATCGATAGTTCCTTACGTCCTTAACCGTCATTCATGTACCTCACATCGGAGAATCAATAAGTTCTGCCTGATACGTTGCTTGCATCTTCATCTCGCAAAGCTGTGCCATTGAGTCAGGGGCATCATCGTGCTTTACCTTGCCTTCCATCTTGAACGCATAGAGATTGTTCAAGAACTGCGTATACATCGGCGAGCGACATGTCGCATCACGGAAGTAGTATTCCCGGATCTCAGGAGCCTTGTCGAAGATTCTGAACTTCTTCGATGTAGCTGTCGAAGGAGCCTTGGTTGTAATGTTGCATTGATAGTTATGCTCACGGAGACAATCCGCAATCCACTCATGGTAATCCGCAGTAGTCGCAGTCTCTTCAAACTGACACGCTTGCACGTTGTTCATCATGATCGCATCCGCAATCATCGGACGTGTCACAAACTTATCTCTGTTGTCGAAAACGACATCATGGATGAAATGCATATTGCCATACTGATACGCAATCGGAGCGGACACGAAGTCACCACCACCGAACGCTTCATCGACCGCCATGTATATCCTGTCCGGCTTTAACGGTCTGCCTTTATCGTCTGACGGCAACTCGCCGTTGTAGAACTTCATCGTGTCTGGAGTAAAAACAGAACCTTGGCGATCAATCGGCTCCTGTTGGTATTGAGCAGTCCATGAGGCCATGTCGTTATTTGCTTCGAAGGATGCTCTTCTGCGTTTGTATGTCTTTGTGGAGAAGCCAACACCATACGGATAATCGAAATTGCTTTCGTCATTCTCACTCAGGGCGGGAATCGATATTACCTTGTATCGCCACTCCTCATATGCCGGGTCTGTCTCAAGAAGTTCCTGCCTACGGCCTTGAGGATCCAGAACCGCCCAACGAGTCCCCATGTTTATCAGCTTGGCTTTCTGATCAAACTTGATGCGTGACATGAAGTTGTTGTCGAACTTGCCCCACGCAGTCTCCAGACGATCAGCTGAGAGTGCCTCTTCGATGCCGGAAAGCAAATCATCTGCCACTCCCAAAGCGGTACAGTCGCACGAACCGTTCAAAGTACCGTAGAGCGAACGACATGTGAAGGTCGGATAGGTCTTGTTGCGATTGAGGTCGATAATTTCATCATCACCTTTAGTCCGAGTTATCTTGTTCAGCGGGAAGACCTCTTGGTAGCAGTAAGTCGGATCCGTCATCAACTCAATCAAGCCAGTATAGAACGCATTGGTAATCTTGTCTGAGAATGCTGTGTACAACGATGCCAACTCTGGATTGCGACCACCCCACCACACCATCGCAAACTTAACCAACTGAGTCTTTCCTGTTCTGGGCGGCAGATTGATAAACAACTCATCGAGATTATCGTCAGCAAGATCTTGAATCGCTCTGACGACATGATACAAGGGTCTTCTGCGCGGCTTATAGAACTGTTCCTGCAACGGACGCTTGCGCTCCATGTACACCATGAACTGATCGAGTCTGTAGTAAGCATCATCCCGAATCGACTCCCAATACAACTGAGCCATCTCCTCGTCTTGAGGGAAATACTTCGGTATAGCCGCCTGGACTCTGCCATTGATGCGAAGCATGGTCGGAATCGCACGAGGATCGTATGTCGCATCCTTACATGCCATCGCAAGCTGACGCATATCACGAAGACACTCTGCCTCTGCCAGAGAGTGTTTTGTCTCAATCGCCGTAGCTGCCTTGATAACCGTATCTATCTCTATCTTACGCCTATCTGGAATATCATTCTCTTGTACTACTTTCTTTCTTCTGCCCATATAGGACTCCTTACTCTTACTCTGAAATACATTACTTTGATTGTCTTGAGGAGAACTATTACTTGAACGATAGATACTCTAGTGGTTTATAGTTGCTGTTATCTTAGATGGATTATTAGTATCATTATCTCTGATAAACAGATTGAAGATATATATCTCTATTGTTGTCTTGTAGAGTGGGTAACATATATATAGCCTAATACTAACTACTCTTTAACGTAGTACCCTTATATTACTACGATAAGTCTTTTTGTCTTATAAGGTGGTCAGTAAATATATAGTCTACTACTCACTACTCTTCTGTGATGAATATCTATAGTATTACTAACCGCCTTTTTGTGTTCGTGAATAATATATATATCACTTAGTAACTCTTATTGACTACAATGCCTTTATATTGTCTCTAGTAACCTTTTTGTTTTATAGAGTGGGTACTGGGTCAAGAAGGTGCCTGGAGCCGCCTGGTGGTACCCCTGCCCCCATCGATCAGGTTGCATGCAATCTATGTTAAATGTATGCAGTCCTGTAAATCTATGCGCTAAACTATACTTTTCCGCATAGATCACGCGCCGGATCCGGCATTTTCTCGTACACATTGTATTATATCATGCTACAGTATGTAGTATACATGAGGCATGTATAACTATTAGTTATAGCTAGTCATACTTGTTTAGTATGTCATCGGGCAATGAGTATGACTGTTGCAATATTTCAGCGGCGATTTGCTTGTCTTTCCCCTCTATCCATCCATATTCTATCTTACCTAAAGCCAACGACATAACAGAACCGTTTTCGGCTTTATCTGTCAACGCATGCTCTCTGTCATGCCTAATGTTTTTGACTAACAAGTTGTAAGAATCATTAGGCAACTCTACCAACACATGATTTCGATATAGCGTCTTATATGTACCAATGTAATCTGTATCAACTATATTGTTAGTAGTTCTATCGTATAAAATATTATGTCTTTTATTAGTACTGTTATAAGTTCTTAAAGTATTGTATGGAATATTACTAATAATAGCATATCCATATATAGAACTACTTTTATTATATATATGACATAGTTCTATATATATATCCCTTATATATATAAGTTCATGTATATTCCTATAGTCTATATGTAATGGGATAATAACAGTATCCCTAATAGTATCTAACACATGATTCCATTGTATTTGAGAATAAGACAATATATCTGTATTGTAATCAATTTTATATTGTTCAATACAATCTAGAATTCTACTCTTTAAATACTCTTTATCTACTCTTACTATTTCAGAATCGCCGCCAACCGTCACGGGATCCCGTGCCGGACTTTTCATCAGATCGGCACTAGCCTCTTTTATATCGCTTGTACGCGCCTTGTATGCCGTTTTCGTGTCGCTCATGTCTATTTCCCCATTCGGATTTTATCGCCGTTTATACGGCGTTTATATGCATTTCGTGAGCCGCCGCACAGCTGTTCTATTCATAGTATAACAGTCTGATCCGATCGCGGCAACTGTGCTATTCCAGGCAGAACAGTCCCCCAAATATTACAAAATTGTTAACTACTTGTAAAGAGCGTATATGCTTCAGATAAAGAGTATATTAAACATTCTTAAAAGAGTATAAAATCGCTTGCATATACTCTTGACAAGGTGTATATTTAAAGCCTAAACATAATACTTTTTAACTTAAATCAATAACCAATCAAACAGCAATTTAAAGAAGGGATAACGACATGAAACGCACAAAGAAGGATATTTATAAAGAGTTCGGAATCGAATACAAGAACGACAAAATCTTAACGCCGTTCGGCGCATGGATCCCCGTTTTACTTCCGATCGGCACTAACACAAAGATAGGAAACGCCGCAACATGGTCAATCCTTCACGGTAACGAAACCTTTACGGCCGACATGGTAGGCGATAAATGCAAAGCCGTTTTCGATGCCGCCGGAATCACGGAGATTAAGGGTTCCTGTCCGTGTCATTGCAAGGGATGCTATTGCGATAATGGACGTTACAATTTTGATTCCGTCAAAGCTGGTAACCTTTTAAAGCTTGTTATCGCAAGAATGTATCCAGATTTCATGGTTAACGCTATAAACGCACAAATCAAAGCGGACAGCATTACGCAATTAAGAATCCATGCAAGCGGCGATTTTTTCGGAACTGTATACGTAGATGCATGGAAAGCAATTATTAAAGCAAATTCCGGCGTTACATTTTGGACTTATACCAAATACGAATACGCATTAACAGCTTTCGAAACATTGCCCAATATTTCAATCGTTCCTAGTATCACGCCGTTAGGGCTGAATTTTGGGACATGCGCGGAACTGTTAGAAATGCATTCCGCATTAACGGCGATGGGGTATCGTGTCCACATTTGCGCTTGCGGAACGCCGTTTGAGAAGCATTGCAGTGATTGCAAAACAGGATGTAAAGCAATCGAAAAAACATGCGATTTCGTTCTTTTCATTAAGCATAGCACAAGGGACTACAAAGCGGGAAAGCATGATAGCGCGGCATACAATGCCGTCATCGATATCATTAAAGCACAAGACAACTAACAGGATTCCTATTAACCGTGAGCGGCACGGCGCAAAACAAGGTTCAATTCCTTGTCACGGTTTGAAACTTAAAACAGACTCAAAGAAGGGAAAGAAGGAACGAAATGACAGTAGCAACAGGAATTGCGTATTTTGCCGCCTATCTGGTAATCGCCGCAAAGATTGACGTGTTTTTTGAAAGCCTCAAATGATTTCTGTTAGTAGATGCATGGGGCGGCTTGAGGACTGTATACGCATGAGATCGGTTTTCAGACCGTAGGCACGACAAACAGCACGACAGGAAAAAGGAGAACAGGAAATGAACGACAATATCTACGATATCATGAGCGCAATTGAAGACAAGGTAAATGAGATCTTCGCGGCAGAACAGGAGAAAAGAGGCATCACATCCGGCGACGTTGACCCGATGGCGGCACACGGACTCGGACTGAAGATGGAAGAACTCGCAGAAATCATTAATGACATTCTGACGGCGCAGGAAAGCTGATGCCGATTCCGGCACCAAATGAAACCACAAACAAGATCGAAGGGAGAAAAAAAGAATGGAAAACAGGAACTTTGCGAACGTCCCCGAAGGGACAGTCATTCGGGCGATGGGCATCACGGCAACCGTGAAAAATGTACTCTATTCCGAAACATGGCACGGTGAGTACGACATTGAATTCATCGATACTCACGGCAACTATCGGCACTACAAACAATGGGACGATGGCGGCACGGTCACTTTCCCAAAAGGAAAAAAGAAGCCGCTTCTTGACTGCTACGGCACGGACTGCCGCGACATCTTCGAAAAATACGGTATGCTGTGAGCCTGCGAGCCGCAGCGACAGCAGAAAAAACAATCGGGGCGAAACGCCCCGAAAGAAAAAAGAAGGGAGAAAAGAAAAGGATGAGACATATGGAAAAAGAAAAAAAGGAATTCAAAGCGGAACGCTTGCCGAGCGGTTTCTACGCGATCTTTGCCGATGGTATATGGATTGACGCAGCTTGTGGCACCATCGAACAGGCAGAAGAAAAAATCAGAGAGTATCTGAAGGAAGGAGAAAAGAAAAAATGAAATGCTTTGAGATCGGCAAGACCTACTCTGTGAACGGTGGCGGCAAGATCGCCATAACGAAAAAATCCGCTTGCTATGTCAGCTTCTGCGGCGATTATGCTGGAAGAAAAAAGATTCTGAATCACGATCTATTCGGACTGGGAGAAGCCATTCTGATTGACAGATACCGCTTTGCGTATGCCGCTCACGAACTGGTATAAGAAAAAAAAGAAGGGAGATCTACCATGAAGAAAAAAATCATCTATTTCATTGCCTACTACGGCGAACGTCATTTATGGTGGGACGATGAGAACGAAAGATTTGTTCCCGCAGGACTGCGGCTCTACAGATCGACCTGGACCGATCTCGGCGAAGCCATGAAGGCTTGCCGCAAAGCAAAAAAGATCGCGCACGGATGGCATGATGATATCTACATCGACAGCGAACTGACCGTAGAGTTCGACTGAAAAAGAAAAACCCTTGGCAGTAGGACGGATAGACTGCCCACAAAAAGAAAAAAATCAGCACCAAGAAGGGAGAACGAAATGACCTACAAAAAGATAGTTAATGAGATGCTCAAGAGAGACTCTGTCGAATGGGTGAGGGAACTCATGAAGAAAAACAACATCGATCACAGATGGATTGATGCCGGAGATCCCTACATTGAAAGACGCACAGACGATATGCTCTACTCGGTGAAGCTTACGGTCACGATGCGTGACTACGAGAAAAAAGAACTTGAAGTCGGCGGCTCCATCGATGATTTGATCGGACTGTGCCACTCATGCGTCCTTGATGCATCTAATGGACACATCCTGTGGATGAACGTACCCGACACCAGAAAGCTTATCGGCATCACCGAATTCCAGATGCCATAAAAGAAAAAACCTTGCGGCGTATAGGTTAACCGCACCAAAAAAATAACATCGATATACTCTTTGTAAAATGTTGACATATGTCTTTTGAAAGTGTATAATCGGGTCTAGAAAAAAATATCTTATAGAAAGGAAACGAGATGTTACGATTCAAAATCGATGTGATCGAGACACTAAAAGAAGCCGGATACTCAACATATCGGGTGAGAAAAGAAAAAATCCTGTCGGAAAACGCGCTCCAGTTTATCAGGAACGGAAAGGTTCCAAGCCTAGACGCAATCGAAAAACTGTGCAAGATCCTTGACATGCAGCCGGGAAACATCATCAAGTACGTGCCAGATGAGGATGAGTAAAAAAGACTGTAACCTGACGGAAAGCCACTAAAAGAAAAAAGGGAGAAACGCCATGATGTACCGTGATATGAACACCAACGAACTCTGGAAAGAAGAGGAAGTAAGGGAAGCCTTCGACCAGTTCAAGCACGAGATGGAAGGATGGGAAGAGAGATCCTTCGAAGAGTATCTGGAAGACCGTCTGGAGAAAAAGATTCTCGTTCCCGTTGAAAAGGTCTGGATCTTCGTCAGAAAGAAAAAAGACGGTTTCGGAGACTGGCACGTAGAAGAGTTCACCGAGAAAGAAAAAGCTATCGACCTTGCAAAGTACGTGTGGGACAGGATGACCTACAAAGAAAAAAAGACGGATATCGTTTACGTTCTGGAATCCGTCAATCCCGATCCCGAAGCAGAAGACCATTTCGATGGAGACTTCGTCTGGAAGTGCAACCAGAAGTACGAGGTTGATTTCCACGACTTCCGCAACGGAGCGACAAGCGCAATCGATAGCATCGTGGAAACGAGCGACTACACCGCAGAAGATTATCTCTACGATCTGGAGCGCAACGATTCCGAATGGGCAGAAGAAGCGAAACACGGAGAGTTCATTCTGGTTCCCATCGACTAAAAGAACAACGACTTCCGGCGGCAGTCGGTAAAGAGCCGCCAAGAAAAAGAGAAAAAAGATGGACAGGATCTACACATACTTTCTCGCAGAACGTCCTGCATCGATAGGCACTCAGCCGAAGGAAGGATTGATAGACATCTACACATGGGATAAAAAAACATACATCCCAGAAGCCGGAAGATCCGTTTGGTCTGAATTGCACTACTCCAGACCGTTGACAGAAAAAGAAATCTCGGACTACGAGATGGTGCCATTCCAGAAAAAATAAAAAAAGGCACGGTATCATCGCCGTGCCTATATCATTCCTAGGAGCCACAGGAGCCTGTCTGAGAGTGTTTATCCTATCAATGGTACATCTGCCCACCATAGACGTTAAATCGCCTCACAGACCGTCTACGAGTCTCTGAGAGCATTATTTACCAGAGGAGCCTATGCCGCCGGATCGCGTCTCTTCGGGAAAGACTTCGTTATCTGTCGTGAAGTAGGGAATAAGAATGCCTTGTGCGATCCTGTCTCCGGCTTTGCACTCAAAAAAATTATCTCCGCGATTCCAGAGTGCAAGATGGATATCTCCTTCGTTGTCGGGATTGTTGTAGTAGTCCGCATCAATGATTCCAGTACAGTTGGAAAGAACGATTCCATGCCGGATCCCGATTGAAGACCTGACGTGCATCTGAAGAAAAACCTCATAGTTTTCACGGTTCCTCATTATGTCAGTCCGTCCCATAAAACATTTGATTCCTGTCGGGACGGTGACCGTTTCCCCTCGACCGATACCAAGAGAAAAAGGAGTCACGAAGTCGTATCCGGCAGAGTACCTACTTGCCCTTGTCGGGATCCTGACGAACTCCTCATAAGCCTTGAGCGCAGCTTCTCTCTCGTCCGTGCTGAACGACAAACAGGAAAAACGTTGCATCTTAGGCAGTCCTCAACAAACTGATACTTATTGACCTTTTCAAATCTCACTTGATCCATCTCCTTTCCGTTTGATGGACACATCAAATCCGGCGGCATCCAACAATCGAAAGACCGCTGTCAGATTCTTCGGCAGTCCGTTATCTCTCCAGACGTACAACCGCTTGTATGGGATGTGTGCAATCCGGCTCAACTCGGCAATCTTTCGATATCTGGAAAAAACACCGATGAGAGCGAGGACGGTTTCAACTGGCTTCTGTTTCTTTGCGAGTACCTTATCGATATCAATGGCGAGTCCATATTCGTCAATCGTTGGCTTCTTCTCCGGCATGCTGTTCCTTTCTGTAAGCGTCAAGTTCCTTTCTCAGTTCCTCAGTCTTGTCGTATTCAGTCCAATAATTTGAACACCGAATGCCATCCTTCTGACGGTCAGACAGAGTCGAACCGCCGATAAGCCAATCAACATGCTCAACGACATTCGGTCGGACATTAAAAACAGTTTCGACTGGCTTCTTCTCGTCTAAAAAAATCTTGAAGATGGTATCGTCACACTTGCCCGATTTCGTCCACGGCATCAGCCGGAAATGTCCGGGAGCAGTCTCTTTCTGAAACCAATCGAAAAACTCAGCGGCAACTCTATTCGGAATGCAAACCGCTTGAAAAGATGTCCATGAGTGATTGAGAGGGACTTCGCCTGTGTGATACATGTGATCCCGATTCCAAATGGAATTGCAAAAACCGTAAGCGACTATGCTGATCTTCTCCGTGACAGTCTTAAAAAAACTTGCCAGAAGCACATCGTCTTGAATATGCCAGATCGAATCATCCGCAGGACAGTTTTCCTTCACATATTTCATGGATGCCACAAAGGATTTAAGATTACCCACACCCTTATCATCGTTCCAGATGTAGATGTCCTTTTCTTTGATCCCCTGTTCTATCATGGACGGAACCAGAAAATCATTTACATACCACATCCTCTTCGGACAGGCATGAATCATATAACGAAAGCCTTTATTTTTCTTCGCCATAATCGTCTCCCACTTAACTTTAATGTCTGACGTGTAAAACTTTTCTTGGTACTCTCTGAGATATTCGCATCTCGGCATCTTGCTGTTGTGCATCCAATCCTTATAGCCACAGTAATGAACGATGGCAGGATGATCTGTCTGGCCCGAGTTGCAGAATTCGTTAAAACGAACAGGATATTTTACTGCCTTGTCCTGATTGGTCGATAAAAAATAATTTATCGCCACTTGGTCGGAGAAGTTGACCTCGACCGTATTTAGATAATCGATCAGCTTATCTGCTATTTTGTCCTGCCTCATCTGCTTTAGGTTATACATGACAACTCCGCAGTTATAGTAGCACTCCGTATCCATTCCCCACGTTAATGTCTCCGGCACGGCAGCAAGCCACTTCCCATTTAGATCCACATCCCACATCGGAGATATATCGTCCGTGATGATAAGATCATCATCAAGAGACAAGACCTGTTCTACATCCTCTGGAAGGATCTTTGCAAAAGCCACCCTCAACAGGCAGATGTAGGTAAAATAATTGTTGTAATTGATACTTCCGGGCAGGAAAAACTCCTGCCTAGATGCGTTAATCACGGTATAGTTGCACGGCAATTCATAAGGGAAATCGTCATCCTCTACGACAAGATAAATCATATCCACCGGGGTATGCTCTATCAGAGACAGAATCGTAGGAACCATGTACGGATACCATGAGCGAGTCCCGATAAACACTACATTCTTCTTCATTCGTCAACCACCTACAATCCCAGATAAATAAAAAACAACTCTATAGCTATTACTGCCAACAAAAACGTACTCATTCTTCGCGCCTTTCTGCTAATCAAATCATTTTCGTGACCGTGCGGAAATGATACCGGGGCCTTCATTCGTCCCGCCTTTCCACATCATCTGCATTTGCCCAACAATAATCGCAATCCCATTCCTGACAGTTCTGGCAGTATTTTTCTTCGAGTTCTGCAATAGTGCCTTTCAGCAGATCAAGTTCTTCAGCTACTGACATGATTCTCGCCTTTCTGTGTATGGCTCTGGTGGCAGTTTCCAAGCAACAACATTCTGCGAATATAGCCAACATGACGTTCCATCATCACAAAAGATATAATCATCGATACTTAGTGTTGCCAATCCTCCAGCTTTATCCGTGACCAGATATTCTCCCTCTTCATCTGGATGTGCTTTCTTTGTAACCGGAATCCAGTCATTTTCTGGCTGTGCGGATGGCACTGCGTTCATTCGTTCCTTCAGTTTCTTTTGAAAGTCCTCGTCAAATGCACCGCCCAAATACTCAACTATAAAATCAAGTGCTGTTTGTGTCGCCGCCTGTCTGCTGATTAAATCATCCATCCTGTTCACCTCTCATATCTGCGCCGCAGTTCGGGCAGAAATTAGGTTCATAACGCAAATCAATATAGTCGATGCTACTACAAAAATCATCTACTGGCGTGCCACAAAATGGGCATCCTATTCCGCATTGTGAATCTGCTCCTACCCACTCACCATTCTTCCGTTCTGGCTGTGCGGATGGTAACTGCCTTAATTCAAATGCCATTTTTCTGCGTATATCTTCACTGATTCTATAAAAGCTTCCCACTGTGCGAATTGCATCATCCAGATAGATCATTCTCCGTCCCATAACGCGCCTTTTACCTTTCTTGTGATTTCGTGGCAAACCCTGACAAGGCTGTCCTCATAAGGCTCACGGCAATCTCTGCATTCATCATCTACCTGTTTACAGACATTTTCTTCTCGCCCCATCGCCGCAAGGAATATCCTTTGCTCTTTGTCCGTAAGTGGTTCTGGCTGTGCGGATGGAATACACTCAAACAAGCCATATATATCTGCCGGGCAAACTGTGTCTGTCTCCAACATCCCGTCAAAATATCCGTGCAATACATCAATCGCGTCCTGTCTTTCAATCGGATCCTTCATGTTGCCCACCATGTTCTTCTTCTCCGACTCCTGATATGACTACATCATGAGCATGTTGTTCTTCCAGAAGTTCCCAATACCAATCATCATCCATCTACGTCACTCCAATCTAAAACGGTAAAACACTTCCGGCATACCGTATCTCTTGTTTGACTACTGCTACCCAGACCGCTTCGAACTCTTGTATTGCATACGCTGCATCGATAGTTCGTATGCTTTCCGTAAGGTTTCTTCGGAATCGCCCGACTCATGATCCGCTCACACAGAATCTTTGTCCAAGGGTCTATATCAGCTGCCGTATTTATACGGTCGATGCAAGATCGAACCATGTATGGTGGGATAACATCTCTGAAATCATTAACCATAGTCTCTCCATCCATTCGGTCGATACAACTCTCCGTCCTTGTCGTAGAGGGGGAATATCTCTCCGGCGAATCGTGCATATCCGATTCCTGTTTCTTTGTCTACGAGAACGGACATATCATCGTATCTTTCGACCATCTCAAATCTGTCTACGTGTTGCTTTTCGGGCAAGCGGTTCTTAATCGAACCGCCCACCAGATGTATGATTGCCGCAACGACAGCTACTATCGCCACCACGACAAGCGTCCTTCCAAGGTCTCTGATGAATTCCTCATCCATGACTGTCACCCCAATTGATGTGGATATTCATCTCATCTTCCAAGATGGATATCTGCTCTTCCCAAGAGATGTTTCCGACCGCTAACGACTTTGATTTCAACTCAAGCCGCTTGAGGAACTCTTCGCATTGGTCACCATCGAAGTCGAATTCGTCCCAGAGTGTATTCATGGCGAAAGCCGCCATTACCTTGATTGCGGTATCAACCGTATAGTTTTTCCACTTTTCAAGTTCTTTACGAGTATTCAGAACCGTAATGCCGTTTTTCTTACGCCAGACGAGTTCGTTCTTGAAATCATCAAGACCGTTCTCTTTAATCTGCTCGTAGGCATAATACATGCCTTGCAAACGTCCTTCTTGTAATGTGTCTTGCTTACTCATTCGGAACCACCCGATTCTCAAACTTCTTGTAAGCGTCCAGATACCACTCGCCCTTATCTCCGTTGTACGTCAGTTCGTAGTACATGCCATCGAAGAGCGTACTGCTGATAAGATACTTCCAGTTCTGGAGTACCTTCGACTTCCAGACGGTGAACACTTCGAAATCCGGCATAGGATCTGATTTATCCAGATGCTCGTTGATGTAGTTCCTGACAATTTCTAATGCTTTGTTATCCATATAATTCTCCCATCTACAAATGGACTTTGCTTATACATACCGACACCTTTTACAGAGCCAGTAATTATCATGATGCCTGAGCAATATGTCATGTAGACCATTCACTCTTCCTCATACTCTTCACATTGCGGAAGGTATCCCGCCGCCGTCAGCTCTCTGTCGCTGATGGTGATACTATCCAAAGAGCATGTATCGTCATCATCGTGGTTCTTGCACGATTCGCAATAGCACCAAATCATTTATGTCACCTCACCCATAGTCCTCAAATCGTTTTACTGTTCTGAATATTCTTATGTTGTTGCACCATCTTTGCATCCGTCTGCATGTATCCTTTGGACTTGTATGTTCCTTGTCGTAGACCATCACATAAGGCTGAAAACCGATATCACGAATGGTATAGATGCGCTCCAGATCCTGCTCTGTTGTTGTATCGTAATTGACCAGAACGAACACCTCGACCTTGTGTCTGTCCCATCCTGTGACTTCCCTCAACACTTTCAGCCTCGGAACGATAACCTTTCCGTCCTCATATCTGTCCCATGCGAAGTGAACCGTCTTTATTCTTATCTTTCTTAACAGTTCCGTTTTCTCTTCTGTTAACAGTCTGATATCCAGACCCTGGCTGAAGTTCACATACGCATTGCTGTCTGCCAACTGCTCTGCCAATGCGCTAAAGTCTGAGCATGCCGTAATGTTTGGATCAAGCAAAACTATGTTCTTTTGACCGTTCCAGAATTCATCCAGATCAGCAACCTTCCGGGAACGCTTACCTTCCTTTGTTGCGACATGGCAAAATGAGCATCCTCTCGGACATCCTCTGGAAAGAAAACCGTATGCTGTTGTTTCGGTTAATTCGGGATAGATTGAATAGTCTGGATAGATATGTTCTATGTGGTCTGGTAGATTCCTGTGCGCCTCAGAGTTAAAGCACTCTACCCCCCCCACTTTGCGGATGCAATAGCCAGAACCACCGCTGAACACTTCATCTGCATCGATGTGGTATTCATAGTCTGGAGTGAAGCTGAACACCTTTGATTTGTACACCTTATTCAGATGCCCACTCAGCAAAGGGTTATACCATTCCACGTTATCGCCTTGAGCCTTGTGCCATGCAGATATCTTCATGAGCGGAAGATTCGGGAAGTTGTGACCGTCCACATCAATAAGACCGATCTTCATGAATGCTTCTCACACCCCCATCCATTGCCGGAGAAGATTGCACGATAGTACTGGCTTTCCTTATTTGTGCATTGATACTTCAGCGTGTAACCGTCCGCAGAGAAGAGTCGGCAGTAGGGGCATCCCATACACGTATTCATTTACTTCTCCTTCACCCAATCCATCTGTTCGACGATCTCCTCGATAACAACCATCTTCGCGCCTGTGACGTAGTAACGAGCGATACGCAGCATTACGTCCAAGGCTTCGTCCTCGGAATCGAATTCGCCCAAGGAACGACTCATTTCGCCGTAAGCGATTAATGACCATTTATCGTCTGGTTTCGGGTTGCCGTCTACAATGTAATCCACATCATCGAACGGCAGAATCATTTTTCCTTCAACGAGTAACACATACTTATCGTATGGTATGTCGATTCCCCGTTGCGTTGATATTACTCTCACTTACTCATCTCCTTTCCGCATTCTGGGCAGAAGTTCAACTTGAATCCAATTCCTCTGTATCTGAACTCAACCGACCTACCCGAATTCTTCTTTCCCATCTTGCTATACCAACTGCGTTTCACAATAGCCACGGTATATTCCGTCATGTATTCGCCGTACTGTTCCTTCTCGGCATCAGTTGTCCACGACTTGCTGATTTCTTCGCATTGACGATTTATCTCCATCGCTTCGCAGAACTTACACATCGAGATTGATTCCTTCTCGTTCTGCTCTCACTTCGATCTGATAAAGATAGTCGCCCATCAGACGCTTCTGATTTCTCATCTGACCCGCATCCGTTAAGGTTAGCGTAGTCGTTCCAGCATCGTATCGTACCAACATCCTATGCAATGCACTGTATCGGATTTTCGTCTGCCAGTATTCGGCAAGCAGTCGGTCTTTCCAGTCTTCTGACAACATCAGGTCTATGGTTTCTTTAAGTTCTTTCATCATCAATCCTTTCTGAGGCGTATACCCATCCGTTCTCTACGAATCGCTTTAGTGTGCGGTATTGCCATGATTCGAGGAAACCTCGATGCACGGTCTTTAGATTCTTTCCGAACCTGACTATGAAGTACGTTCCCTTATAATCTGCAAATGCTGCCATCGTAAAGAACTGATACGCCGTTCTGTATTTTCGCTTGCTCATAATCCACGTCTCAAAACTCCATCATCAGACTGTATTTCTTGATTGGAACCGATGAACAATCGACAGGAATCTTCTCCTCATAAAGACATCGACCCGGATTGTCTTTCAGATATGAGTTCAAAAGAAAGAGACATGTCGATGCCAACTCGTAGTCCACGTTGAATTTCACATCGATGCCAACTGTGATATTCGTTATATCAGCCATTTCTTGCTACCTCTCCAAGCAACTCTTTTCCACGCTTCGATGCCGCAAGTTTCTTTGCCAGATAGACGGCAGCCTTGTCGATTATTTCGTCTTTGTGTTGTTTGATAAACACATCGATTCGTCCCTCTATCAGGACTCGCATACCGTCTTTTTCCCTATCGCCGTAGTATTTCTCTGCGTGTGATGCCAATGTGGTCTTGATGTACGATGTAATCTCTTTCAGGACTCTCCCTTCGTAATCCTTCGCCAACACCTCTTCCATCTTCGCTTCGTCAATCTGTAATGGGATGTTTACTATCATTCGTCTTTCACCACCTCTCCACCAAAATGTTCTAAGGATACCGCTACGCAGAAGGGATCTATCTCTGACGTAAAGAGCGTAGTGCCTGGACCGTTGAGTCGCTCCCACAAAAACGGAAAGCCGGAGATGCCATCGAAGAACGAACCTAACGTAGCCGGACGTTCGTACTGAGCAGATATTCTTCTCAGAAGATAAAACCAGAACGGTAGGCAGATTGAATTTCCAAGAGCCTTATACCGTTCCGCATCCGATACTTTCTTCAGTTTTCCCTCTGGAGTCTCGTACTTGTACACCGTCAATGGGTATTCGTTTCCGTACTCATCCTTCCAGATCTCCTCTCCTGATGCTTCTCCTATCAGAGTCCAGTTGTCTGGAAATCCTTGCAGTCTTTCGCACTCAAGAGGAGTCAATCTCCTTACCGCAGAAGCCACTTCATCACCCCCCCCATGATAAATTGTAGGTGGATCCTTGTAGTCCGTTGCCGTTATAGCGAATGCTTTGTCCGACAGCACCTTCGTGTGATAATCCTGTTTCGCTGTTGTAAAAATCATTTTCCGTCACCAGCATCTCGTTGTATGCGTCCTGACCGTTGTACGAACCGGGATGCGCTCCTTGACTTAAAGTCCCTGTTGTCTTCTGATAACTCATAGAACCTTCGCCTTACAAATCGAACACAAACAACCATGCTCTTCATCGTACTCCTCAAGCAAGTCAATGATGTTGCTGAAACACCACGAACCTTGGTTGAAATGAAATTCGATCAGTTCATTGTCCCAATCTTCTGGAAACTTCATGGGAAGGTCTATTGTTATCTGGACTCTCCTCGTCTGATACGACAACCGCTATCACCCCCTTGTAGTCCCTGCTGTTCAATGTGAATGCCACCCCCCCCCTCAGAAATCTTTGGAGTCGGATGGTCGGCTATTATCCCAAGCAATTTCCTGTTCTTCAATCACAAGTACCTCGCTCCCCCCCATACGAGCCGCCCTTATATCGCAGCGTGACGGATACCTCATCCTCGTGCCACTCAAAGAACCTCTTCTCCGTCAATGTCTTCATCATCTGTCTCCAGAATCAACGGCACGTTGCCGCCGCCTGTTCCCATCCGTTCGTTTAGGGTCTGCACTACTTGCCACCCCCCCCCTCAGAGTTATGCGAGAGTCCATCGGATGGTACTCTATGCTCAAAAATGTTTTCATCGTAGCAGACCGCACAAACCTCAACGCTGTTTAACGTGTACATCACTCCTTCTTCGGTGAACCCGATGCCATGATGGGATGGTCTCGCCCCATTCCCTTCAAGACAAATAACGTCTGGTCTTGGAGAGTGCTTAGTGTTGCTGATTTGTTCCATTGAATAAGCGATCCCTTGCCGCCACCTTCACGCCCCCCTAATTTTGAGGAGTGCGGTTACCCCGATTCATCTGATTCTCCAGAGCCGTTTTCAATATCGCCGGAAGAGGCTTTCCTTTCTTCGCCGCTCTCCGAAGTATGCCAGAGCAAGCCTTTGCGCTCAAATAGTACTTCGGATGCGCTGAGTCCGTTAAAATCTGCGACAAGTGCGATTCTCTTACGCCGTTGCGGAGTCCCTCTGAATATTGCAGTTCCATCGTCATCGTATAAGGCTGTTCCCCAGTACTGGGCATCATGAAGTCTCCAAGCAACTGACCATCGACCCATTGCATCGTAGAGGCATCCTGACTTGTTCCACCGCCCCCCCCTCTCAGGCAAAGGCACATCGGGAGCATCCGACTCTGCGATTCTGATGATTTCCGTGAGGACGGTTTGGAAGTCACGTCCTTTGTTGGAACTGAATAATCCGGGGACATTTTCGAAAACGAGGAATCTAGGTCGAACAAACTCATCTGACCTTCCAGTTGATCGGTCACGTTCTCTCATCTCCTTTACTACTCTGATGTAATCGAAGAACAATCCGCTTCGCTGTCCTGACAAGCCGCTTCGGGAACCAGCCACACTCAGATCCTGACAGGGACTGCCGCCAGTAACGACATCGACTATCGGAAGATCGTATCCAGACAGCTTCGTTATGTCTCCGTAGTGTTTCATTCCTTCTTATCCTTCTTTCCGATATCATCCTTGACGGCAAGCCAGAAGATTAAGGCCAACGTCAGTCCAGACCCGAAGAAGAATCCGGCGAAAAATAAAAGGTAACTCATTCGTCTCCCTCACTTTCGTATTCAAGAGTTGCGTTTTCGATGTTCTTCACGCACAACCAGTTCCAATCGAACGTACCAAGATCCGTCATTGCGAAGTGCGGATATTTCTTCAACACCTTACACTTAATCAGAAGTCCATCCTTCGTGATTCCACATGTCAGTAAGTCTCCGACCTCTGTAAATCGTGCGAATCGTCTTACGTCCGTTATGCTGACCGCTCTCTGACCGGGAACATCATAAGTAATCTGGCTACTGCTTCTGCGGTTTATCTCGCTGACATACCGTTCGATAGCTTCTTTCTCCATCTGGTAATGCTCGGAGAGGAATTCAACGGATTTGCCTTTACCCATGTACATTAGGATTTGTGACTTGAGATGATTCTCATTCGACCTCATCTTCTTCAGCCAATCGGTATAAGGCTTATAGTCGTAAAGGATATCCTTCACCTTCGCTTTGGTCGTGCCGTATTTGTACGCCACCTTACCGAACGAATCGCCGCCGTCTACGACATCGGAGTACATCTCAGATGCTTTCTCCAGAAGCATATCCATCTTCCTTTTCGACTGCTTCATTGGCTAGTCCTCACGCAAAGGGGACAGCTTCGTCAAACCCATCGGGAATCGTCATCCAATCCTCTGCACTCGTCTGGTGAGCAGGAACCGTTGCCGGAGTAGTAGAAGCCGGAACATCGTTTGCCGGAGCCTGAGACTGTTCAGCACGTTCCTTCCTCGCTTCAAAATCCCTCTTGGATTCGCCGAACTCCTGCTCTGATGCGATAACGTCCGTGGTGTAAACCTTCTTACCCTCACGATTGGTGTAGCTGCTCGTCTGAATCCGACCGCAGACATTGATCAGCATCCCCTTCTGGAAATACTTCTCAGCATTCTCTGCAAGCCGACCGAAAGCCGTTATGTTGATCCAGTCCACGTTCTGCTGAGACTTGTAATTCCGTCTGACGGCGAGTGTATACTTCGCCACCTTCATCTCTCCGTTACTCGTCTGCGTAGCCGTGACCTCTGGATCCTTCGCAAGTCTCCCGCTCAAAGATACGTTGTTCATTTATCCTTCCTTTCCATCGTTGCGCTGACTCGACCAAGTTCTTCTAGTATGTCCATCATCAAAACCTTCGCAAGCCGCTCATGTTTATGGTGCTTCTTCTGGTAGGCAATCGCCTGTGAATTGGCTTTTTCAAAAAAAGAATCGGAGTTTTCCAACTCCGAAAGCCAATGTCTAAACAACCCCCACGCTTCTGACCAAATCTCGTAGTAGGTCTTCATATCCTCTGTATTCATTTCATACTCCAAAGTCTGGGATCTCGGCATACTCATCAAGAACCATAAATTCGTCCTCTGGGAGCCATCCGTACTGCTTGTTTTCCACCAGACTGTTCTTTAATCTCTTGCTCTCCTTCTCGTAGTAAAGCGGGATGAAAACATCCTGTGTGCCGCCGTCACGATCCTTTGCAATCTCAATCACGTTCGTGCCATCGTAAACGTAGTTATCGTCCTTCCATCCGAACATCGACTGAGACAGTCTCCGAAAGTCGTTGTTATTCCGATGCACGATAAATGCATTGTCCACAGCGTTCGCCAGGTCAGCACTACCAGAAATATCGTCAAGTCTAAGGAACCCAAGTGCTTTTCTTGGATGTGCCACGAATACAATATGGACGTTTCGCTTTTTGGCTAAGTCTACGATGCGTAGAACGAATTGTGTTTGTGCTTCGAATTTGTTTTCGGATAACGGTCGGATATCGAATGCCATCAGGTTGTCCAGAACGAGCATGTCAAGTTTATGCTCTTCTACGACCTTATCGAACTGCTCTATGATTGCAGAAAAGTCGTTTCCGTAATCGTTGTTGTACAGAAGGAACTTGTCTCCAAGCCACGATGCTATCCGTTTCTGTGTGTCTAGCGGTACGTTATAGTACCCTTCGAACTTGCTCGGAACGACAAAGCTTTTTCCAGCGGCAATCTGATACATCCATCGCATGAACCGCTTACTTCGCAACTCGCCGGAGAAACATGCCACCTTGTTGCCGGACTGGACTGCGTCCAGAATCCATTGTGTCAGGAGAGTCGATTTTGCTGATGCTCTCAGTCCCGACACGAGAGACACATCTCCTTTTGCTAGACCCCTCATTCGCTTGTCGATATCATCGATGCCTGTTCGTATGTAGGTTACTTCCTCTTCCGGCAGTTCCTGAATCATCTGGGCAGTCATGAAAACAGGATTATCCGTTTTCTCCACGATATGTTTCGGCTCTGGACGGTCACGATTATACGTGCCGTACATCCGCTTTTCTTTCTCCTGTTCACGCCTGTCGTAGGCATCCGGCTCAAAGAGTAGTCTTACGTCTCGCCATGTCTTGTCGGAACATGAATTGTGGAAACAATGAAATCCTATCGCCCCGCTTCTGCTCTGGAATAGACATGCATCTTTGCCTTTGTGATTGCTGTCGAACGGACACGATTCCAAGATGTATTTGTATCCATCGGAGTAAGATGTCTTCTCGTATCGTATGCCGTACCGCATGAGCCAATCCTCAAGATTGAAGTCCCTCGGTCTGTAGTTGTTGTACTTCTGAGGCTTCTCTTCCTGCGGATAGTAGGAACACAGCTTCTCCAGATACGCTTTCCGATTGACCGTAATCTCCGATACATCGTCCGTCACCAGACTGCTCATCCGATGCGGATACTCAGGAGAGTTGAATCCCTTCTGAGCGAGTGTGCCATAAAGTTTCGCCACTCTAGCCGGATTGTAGTTCTTCACGTCCACCTGGACTTCTCTGGAAGAGAACATCATGTCCAAAGTCTTCAGAGATTTCTCGATCAGCTTCTTGTTCTCATCATTGTTGTCCAGATACACCTTGTACATCAGATGGACACCGTTGCCGGAATAAGCCATCAAAGGCTTACTGAAGCCAAGCTTACGCATGAATGCGTACACCTTGTTGCCAGACTGCTTCGCCGCAGATAACTGAGCATCCGTACTTGATGTCCCTGTCGGTCGAACTGGATCCAGATCGATGAATAACCAATCGTACCCAGCAACATCCTTGTCTGACGTGGTAGCTTTCGGACGAGCAATGAATCTGTCGTGCTGTTCTCTGCCATAGCAACTGTCGTTTAAGGAGTTGACCGTGATGTAGAAATTGCATCCGGCATAGTCCCTGATGTCTCGGTCGATTGCCGCCATGAGTGTGTCAGCATCTCGGAAGTAACCGCTTAGTGTTCGCTTGTCATCATATACGACTCGGACTTCGAACAACTGTCCTTCCGGCTTCATCAACGCTATCGTCTTCCTGACTGCTGAATCATTGATAATCATTCCCTGCCACCTTCTTTCACTCGCTCTGCGGCGGCGGGTATATCGATATCTTCCATCCAGTCAACATAACGTCCGTTGAAGAACGTACTGCCGTACATGATGTACTGTTCTTGGATGCCATGAGATGAGATATAACTCTTGTAGTTCTCGATACACTTCTCCAAGACATCAAAACCTACCTTCATGAGTTTCTTTCTCTGAGTCTTCTTTACTGATGACTTGCCAAGTTTCTTTGGATATAAACGCCATACTGAATCGAAAAACTCATCAACATCCGAAGGATGTTTTGAAGAATCGCCATTAATAATATCTGTTGTTATATCTGTAATGGTATTATTTATATTATACATACTATTACATTTCGGATTTTCCGTTATTGGCTCTACGGATTTTCCTAATTGCAGATAGCCTTTTTCGGTAATGGCATACCACTTTGTCCTGTCTTTTGCGTCCTCATTATAGTTGCCTGTCAGGATATATCCGTTAGCCTCAAGAGCGTTAAGTCCACCGATGATCCTGTCTCTGGACATGTAGCAAAACATGCCACACAAGGCTTTTACGCTGCTATATGTCCAGTAAGTGCCATCGAAGAAGTATTTCTGGTTTTCCTTATTCTTTATTATCCAGAACGACAGATGGTTAAACAGGATCGCCGCAGGAATGCCACACTCCTCGGCTATTGTTGTGTCGAACGAATGGTGCATGTCAGCCTCGCTTGTCTGTGTGGCGATACCCGAAGAGAATGTGAGCGACCTCTCCACGATTCAGTCCGGCTGATTCAAGCATCTCGATGCTCATGCCCATCCTATTGATTTCTTCCTTCTCCCTTTGAGTGCATCTGGAAAGATCCTTTTCCATCTTCCATTTCTCGTTTTCGTGCGCTCCGGGATAAGTGTCGAGCCGTTTCAAAATAGCTCTGAAAGCTTCTGGAGTAATCATTCTTCTTTTTCCTTCTCGCTGAGAATATCCATGAGCCGATCAAGTGCGCTCATTGCCACTTCCTTCTGAGAGTTCTTGAGCATCAATTCGACACGTTCGATTTGCTCTCTGTACTCTTCGTCAGATACGGCTCCGGCTCTGTGCTTCGCCATCAGGACACATACTTCCAAGGTGTTTACGATATCGATCCTGAGATCGAGTAACTGCTTTTCTCTCTTATCCATTTTTCACTCCTAATAATTCTAAGATTTTCTTTCCGGCATCTTTTGTCCGGCAGAATTGCCATTCGACACCGTACTTCAGCTTCATGGTATACATGGCTTTCATCAGCACCATGCCAGTCGTTGCCATCGGATATTTCTGAACCCATTGACCGTCCTTCTTGACACGGATCTTCCTTCTCGGATTCTGCCATTTATGAACGTCACGAAGTTCGTTCACTACGAAATGCCCGTTTTCGTCCGTCTGGTCTTCTTCGACTAGCACGATGAGTTTTATTCCGTTCAACTGTGCTTTGATGCATTCTCCTCGGAACCGTTCGTGTTCAACTCTGCCAGAACATAAGTTCTGTGCGACTTCTTTCAGTCCGTCTTTGGTATCGATCACGACTGACATGTTATCGAGCAGAGAGTAGTCACCTATTGGCAGTTTGCTATGTAGAACATTGAAGCCTTGAGCCTTGAAGTATTCTTCCTTGCGCTTGTGGCTCTTATTCTGCATCTGCTGTCGAGTGTCGATCACTATCGTCTTCAACCCACCACCTCGCTCTCTACATCGATAAAATCCACAGAGTTCTCATTCTCCTCGATGTCACGTCTGGCGAGTTCGCGCTGATCCGTTTCAAGGTCGATGCCTGAGTCGAATTCTTTTGCGATGTTTGAATCGAGATCCAGGGTGATTCTCTTGCAGAGTCTCCGAATAACGACCTTCTTGTACATCTCCTCTGTGAACGTCCCCCAAGCGAGAGAGTTCCTTGCCTTGGACTGACCACGAACCTTCTCAAGCTGTTCCTTCGACATGTATTCGAAGTCCAGATCTCCGTCTTCGAAGATGCACATCCCGATAACGCCTTTTATCGGTTTATCCGAAAGAACGTCCGTGCTGATTTCCAACTGCTTTTTGCCGTCCACGAATTTCGCCGTGACGGTATCACCTTCCCGAATCACCTCTGTGGTGATCTGCTTTACCTTGTTCTGCGAATACTTCTTGACCATCTTGATCATGCCCTTCCACGAAGTGACGAAATTGATGGTCGAGCCATAAGGGATCAGATAGCACTCAGCATTAAGCGCATCCAGACCAAGGTAAGCTGCCCTGACGAGTCCTGCCTTAATCTGACCCACACCATACTGCTTGCTATACTTGATGAGAGAATCATTCCCATTCAGAAGAGCGATGCTATTCTGCACGAACCTCGGAATATTGAAGTTCGCCGGAAGTGATTCCTTCACGCTCGTAAGTTCCGTTGTGAGAGCCTCACTCAGAGTAGGCTGTCGTTCCGAAATTTCATTCGCCATAAACACCTCGTTTTCTTTTACGAATAAAGCATATTTTCGATTTCAGTTTTTAGGTGGGGAAACTATCGTTTGTTACACTTCAATTTCAGTCTTCCTTTTATTCGCTCGATAAAGCGCTAGGTTTTGGGCATTCCCTGACCCACCGCGCTTTACACCGATGCCATGAGCGAGTTTTTCCTTCTCAAACTAATCCTTGACCGCCGCTACTGCGGCAATGGATTCTGCTGTCGGTCTGTGTCCCTTTCGATAAGGCCATAAGGCACAGTCCAGAATCTCGCGGTTCGTAACCTCGCTGTGGCTCCAGTTCGCACATTCAAGGCATTTCATCTTTATTGCTCTCATCGGAGTGCTTTCAATCTCCATATATCACCAATCCTTTCTTTGCTATGTAGACAGGGCAGTCAACAGTTCCAGACGCACGTTCCAGAAACATCTTCTTGTCAGCGTTCTCATTCGACAGATGAGCCAGAACGACAGCTTTCGTCTCCTCGGTACAATTCGCTTGAAGAAAACGAAGAGTCGTGTTCAATTCCATATGCCCCCGAAGCACATGAGTCCGTTTCGTTTCGTCCTCTACTTCGTCATTTAGTAGGTCATTGGCATAGTTAGCCTCGACTATGACGTAGTTGAGATTCTTGAAACGGTATTTGATGTACTCCGTATCCGTTGCGTATAGGATCCTTCCCATATTGGGATTGCTTATCAGGAATCCGTAGCACGGCACATCGTGAACCAGAGGAAACGTCTGCACAAGAAAAGTGCCGATACGGAAAGTCCAATCGACACCTTCGTATGGTTTATGAACCTTGAGTCCACATCCCTCATATTGATTTATGTATCCGGCATGGTCTTGATGGGAGTGACTTACGATGCACCCGACCACTCGGCTTATCTGAAAGCCTATGGCGATTTTCATTTCTTTGACTGGCACACCGCAGTCCACGATAAGGATGTCTGTCCCATCATCCAAGATCCATCCATTCCCCTTTGAGCCGGATCCCAGACACTTAATCATCACCTTCGATCACCAGATGCTTATCATCCGTAACAGTCAGCATGATAAGCTGAGAGTCGATATCCGGGATGTTGTAGCTGTTGATGCTCTCTGCATTATCCAGAATGATCGGGATATTCATGCCGTAGAACTTCTGAAGCGACTGGCAGATATCAAGCTTGCCGCGAATCTCTCTGCCTGTGTTGGTGGATTCTCCGAAACGATAGCCATCAATGGTCGGCACACAAACTTCCTTGTAGCCGCCGTTCTTCTGGTATTCGAATAACTGGAACTTGACCAAAGAGAAGTGGCTGTTGATTTCTTCCACTAGAAGGTCGTTCTTCTTCTTGGATAACAGATCCAGTTCGTAAAGCACCATCTCCGCATCGGCTTTCTTCTGCTCGTAGACCATGCGCTCGGCTTGCAGATTGGCAATCTTATCATCGATATCGTAGTTATTCGATATCTTGGCAAGAGCCTCACCGATTTCATGAAGTTCGTTCTCCAGAGTATGAATCTGCTCATCGATTTCCGACTTTTTGCCGTTGCCGATTTCGACTGCGGACTGAAGTAACTGCTCCAGATAGGATTCCCTCTCCTTCAGTTTGTCGTACTGCTGAAGCGATGCCTTGGCTGGCTTGTAGGGAATCGCCTCATCGGCTTCTGCTTTGAAGAGCCGCTCTTCTGCTTCCTTGAGTTTTGTCTCCGTGTCGGAGATCTCTTTCTCGCAGTCACTCAGCATGGATTCCAGAGTCCTGATATCATCACACGCTTGCTGCCCCTCTTCCGTGACCTTCTTGAGATTCTTTTCATGAAGCACGTTCCAGGCTTCAAGTCCACGGTCGAACGATTCCTTCGCTTCTGCGTATCGTTCCTTGTAGTCGGCAATTTTCTCCTTCTTCAACTTCTCCGGCAGAGCCTGACCGCAACACGGACAAATCATATCCTCTTCGGTGAGTTCCCTCGGCGGGTTGAAGACAGGCGGCTTCTCCGATTTGATGGTACGATACTCATTAGTAGCTTTATCCTTCTTCCACTTAGCATCAGCCATCTTGGATTCGATGGTCTGCTTCTTGGAAAGCCAACTATTCAGAGTTGACCGATTCTCGCTTACTGCCTTTTTGAATACGAGAGTCGCATCTACGAGTTCCTTGCGGAAAGCATTCTCCTTTGCCGCCATATCGTTGCCGAAGTTCGCCGTGTTTCTCTTTGCTTCGAAAAGCTGAGTGCGGATTTCCTCGATCTCGCCAGATTTATCAGCCTTTGCAGATTCCTTTCTCAGAGATTCAATCTCAGTCTGGATCTCCTTCTGACGTTTCTTCAGAGGGGCAGGATCCTCTGCCGTCTTGCCACGTTCCAGACCGATAATCTGATTAGGAATAGCTTCGATCATCTCGTTTGCTTTCTTCTTGACGGCCTTGAACTTTGCGGAAATCTCTTCCGTAGTGTTGACCGCCAGATTTGCGTAGCCGTCCTCATCGGATACGAGATGCTTCATGGATTCATCCATCTTGGCAATGTCGAGATCGGTTTTGTCTGATGCCATCTCAAACAGTACCTTTTTCATCTCAGCTGCTTTCTGAGAAGTGAATGCCATCGGATGCATGAGGGGAAGGATCTTGTCAAGGTCGATACCATACGAAGCCATCTTCGTCTTAAAGTCCCGAAGCGTGATCGGAACATCGTTAACCAGATACTTATTTGACGAGGAACGCTTGGTCGTATCACCATCGTTGACAGTCTTGTTCGTCTGTGACTTCGTGATCGAGACTTCCTGACCTTCAACGTCACAAAGAAGCGTGACTGTGGGATTACTTTCCTCAAGATGGAGAGGAGCCACCATCGGATTGCTGTGAAAGGCATAGTCGCAATCGCTGAATACCCAGAGGATTGCAGTAGCCAGAGTCGATTTGCATGAGCCGTTCTGACCCTTAATGAAGGTCTTCTGATAAAGCGGATACTTACCGTCAGGAAGACCCTTGAATTGGGACGTTTCCACCCATTTGATTCTCATTTCTTTTTGTTCCTTTCCTTCCTGTGAGCCTCATCTATCGTGATGAGTATTGCCCACAAAATATGAGCGAGGATAAATGCCCCGCCGTACTTACAAAAGTTATTTCGCCACATAATGGCTTCTGTTGACATGAGTGCTATGCACACGGCTAATGCCGCTGATTTGAAGGATTCCCAGCGCATGGTCAATCCTCGATTCTACATAAGACAAGTCCGTATCCCACGACCCAGACGGCACATCCGATGAACAGCTTGAAGCATGTTTCGAACTGTTCCATATCATCCAGTCCGCAGATTGCCATTACCATCACGAACGCTGCGATGGTTGTAAAAAGATTAAGTGCCCTTCTGATCATTTCTACTCCCCTCTCAAGAAACTCTCTAACCTTGAACCGTACACTTCATACGTCCAAGTCTTCTTCCCTGTCTGCTCCGGCGAATATGCCTTTCCAAACGACCACATCCCACGTTTCAAGCGTTCTCTCAGTAGCTGCGGAGAACATCCTAAAAGGCGGGATGCTTCTTTGATCGATATGATGTTTTTCATGGCTTCAACTCTCTGGCGATTACATTGATGCCGGATTTCATACCTTCTGTATCCGTCCGAACCTTCTGAATCGCCGTGGTGACCTTCGCCGTATTGTTGTTGCTGACTCCCTCAAGATTCTTGAGACCCTTCTTAATCTCGTTGAGACAAGCCAGAATCAACTGAGCAGTCTCATTAAGCTGACGCAACTCCTTGTCGTGCGACATCTGATAGGAGAACACGTCCGTGTTGAACTTCGCAATCAGTTTGTAAAGTTCCTCGGAATTGCCGGAAGACGAATCGGAAGTAGCATCGCCAGAATCGTAATATCCCTCTTCCCGACCGAATATCGCTTCGATGGTCGGAAGATCCGAATCCTTGATACTGCCTCTCGACAAGATGTTTGTGATTGTCGATTCAGAACACCGAAGTATCTGAGACAACCTTGTGTTGTTGTAACCGTTAGCGTTCATATCCGAACGCAGCTTATTTACATCAATGGATTTCACTTCGTTTTTGCTCCCTTCTCTTTGCCGATTTTCACGGCTCCCCTGATAACGATCTCACCATATTCCTCTGGCATGATGTCGATACTCTTGATCGACTCTTCCAATTTTGAACGAGTGCGCTCCAGGGATTTCACTTTCTTTGTGTCGTTTCTTTTCCTCGCTTGCTCCTGCCGATGAATCACCTTCGACAACTGCATTGCCGGATCTCTGTAAATAGCCGCCATGAAGTCACCCGCGACCAGATTCTCCAGATTATCCGTGTCGATCGGATTGAGTTCAGAACAGTTATCCGTATCACCTGATTCCGAACCTTCGATGAGTATCACAAGCACACTTGGATCAGCCTGACCGCCATATGCTTCTACTACTCTCCGCTCCATGATTGGAACGTAGTAGGCATACCTCTCTGCCGATGCCGTGATATCATTGATCATCTTCGACTTGAGATGTTTTTTCCTCGATATCCGCATCGTCTTGAGGCAGTTGATGATACGCACCGCATGAGCCTCACGCAGATCCTTGTCGATTTTTGTGTAGGCAAATTCAATCTTTTGACCGACAAAGAAAAAGCCGGAACCCTCGATAGTTCCGACACGGATCCGTTTCCTTGCTGGCAGTTGCGAAAGGAGTTCTCTGAGCGTTAAATCGCTCATGGTGATCATTCACCCCCTAGAGTTTCATCGATTGCGGCTAAGACCGCCGATAACTCGGACAGCTTCGCATACTTCCTTCTGAAGGATTCAAGTTCTGCACATGCCCTCTTGAGAACCGCATTCCTGTTTTCCTCATCAGAAAGAGCGCAAATAGCATTGACGTATCTCGCCGAACCATCGCGATTTGTGTGAGATACATTCAGAAACGCAGTAACCGTTTCTGGCGGCTCGGATTCAACGAGAGTGACTTCCACCTCTAAGGCATTGATTGCCACTCTTGCCTGATGCAGACGATAGCTTTCTGCCGCTTTTGCATCGTTCCACTCAAACATCCGATGTGTGACCGCATCCTTCGGACGAGAGTAGTCCAGAAAGTTTCTTGCCGTGACTTCTCCGTCCCTTGCTTCAAGTTCCTCAAATACGGAACCGACTACGTTTGCGGAAACAGGAAACCTTCGCCCCTTCCACATGTAGTTTCGTTTTTCAGTTTCAAAGACCATATTCTTCTCCTTACTGTTGAAATGTTATCCGTGACTGCCTCGCCTTGCCGTACCTCGCCTCGCCACGCCAAAACTTCCTTGCCCAGCCCGGACTCGCCAAAACGCGCCAATGCCTAGACTGCCAAAAACTACCTTGCCTTAACTTGCCGTGCCAAAACCCACCTAGCCTTAACTGCCAAGCCGAACCATGACTTACCTAACCATGTCCCGCCCTACCTCGACTGCCAAACCGCCCTTAACAGGCCGTGACTCGACACGCCAGAACTTAACTTGACTGCCAAACCAAACCACAACGGAACCAGACTAGACTGGCGTAAACATGCCCAAACAAGACTGCCAAACCTCGCCCTGACGAACCTGACCCTGTCCCGCCTTGCCTCGCCTCGCCTGGGCCTAACCAGACTGCCAGAACCTACCTTGCATCGCCGCGACAAAACTCAACAGGCCATATCTTGACAGGCCTCGCCCGGACTTAACAGGACTGCCAGACCTAAACCCGACTGAACTTACCTCGACACAACGGAACACAAGCCGCCAAGCCATGACTTCCGCGCCGGAACCGTCCTTGCCTAACCGCAACCGTACTAGCCACAACTGCGCTCCAAACCCAGACCCGACAAGCCGAATCATGGACTTACCATGACAGCCTTTCCAGACCTTTGCCAGACATTCCTTGCCACCCATAACACAACTCGCCGTGCCGTTACACACCTTGGCTGCCTTACCCTAACTAACCACGACTTGACGGAACCTGCACGGCCCCGCCGAAACACGCCATACCTCGACTGCCAAAAGGGCGGCATCAAAGCCGCCCCGATGTTTATTCAAGTATGTAGCTAGGTCTCATAAAGTGACTGAGGACTTCCCTCGTAGCTTCGATGCTTCTAATGCGGTTTAAAACCGTTCGCTCGTACACTCCTGCATCTCTGTCAGGATACTCGATACGCATATCCACACCCCCTTTTCTGATATGAGGGATAGTTAGGACTTGACTTCTACGTGGAACGCGCCGAACGTGCCGCCCTTTTCGTTTCTCCATTCACCGATGCCGTTGCACAGACCGCCGATGTTAAGCAGAGCGACAATCATGTCCGGCGTAAACGTATCGATGTATTCGATAACGAGATCTGCGTACCAGTTGCGGATCTCTCCACGGTAACGGATGTCTGCGACCTTGCTGATGCCACCGATGCGAACCATGTCCTCTCTCATGTGAGCGTCACCGTGAATGGTAACCATCTCACCGTCCTGCTGATCTCCGATGATACGGAAAGCACCTCTCGCAGTTGTCTTCTTCGGGATAATGCCCTGCTGAAATCCCGCCGAAAGAGCGCACTCCTTAAAAGCGGATGCCGGGAATCCGTACTGAGCCTTATCGATAGCCGCCTGTGCGGTTTCGAAATCAATATCGTCAGGGACATTCTGAAGGATCTCCGGCACATCGCCGACATAGTAGATGGAATCCGCATAGTCACGAACAGGATTCTTCAGTTCCTTGACCTTTGTCTTCTTGCCCATCTGCTTGTCGAGCATTTCCTTCTTGGCCTTTTCAGACCACTTATGCTCGATGAGTGCCGTGTCCCCAATCACTCTGACCTTGAGGATCTTCTTCTGAATGTCGGAAAGCTGAATGCTGATAACGTCTTCTTTCTTAGTTGCCATGATGTTTTCTCCTTTTTTACTCTTTTGGATGATTGAATGATTGATTTTTCGTTCGCGCAAACGAAATCCACATGCCGGAGTCGAACCGACATCTCACATCGTTAAAGAAGGGAAAACGATGTGTATCCTATCCCCTTAGAAGAATGTGGATACTGTGAAATAAGGGAGTTGCCGCCTGTTACGGCTGTCTTGGACAGAGGAAGAGACAACAAGACAGGATGGTTTTCACCGTAAACTGGACAGATGTCCAATGGGGAATGGTCGGAGTCGAACTGACCTAGTAGCTAACGGGAATGAGGTATATGCAAGTGTGCAAAGAGGTTTTACTACTGTAGAGAATACTATAACCACTACTCCCGGAGATTCCCCGAAATGGATGCTGAAGGAATCGAACCTTCATAGCAGAGGATGAGAAAACAGAAGAAAAAACGGTCTCTGCCAGTCACCAGACACATCCTGCGTCTTCGAAACTTCGATATGAACTTGTCAAAGAACGGTGGGTGTCTCAAGGGACAATGCTCCTCTCGGAGTCCCGGTCGATGCTACTGAATTAAGTCCGTTATCGGTACTTCCAGAGCATCTGCGACCTTGCGTAAGGTGTCTACTGTCGGAGAGGATTCGCGCCACCGTCCTATAACACCATTGGCGATTCCGGCTTTTCGTTCCAGAGCCATGATGCTGATGCCCTTCTCTTTGCAAGTTTTGACGATGTTTTCGTAAATCATTCTTCTCTAATAATCCTTGCCATCGGTCGAATTGTCTTGACAATTATTAGAGAATAATCTAAAATACAAGTGCTACCAAATATTTCAAGACAACTCTCTATTTAATTGCCGTGTGCTTTCGAGTTTTCTCTAAGCACAGGTTCATTATAAGGGGAGTTGTCTAAGTTGTCAAGCGTAAAATTAGAGAAATCTCGATTTCTCGGAAAGGACACGGGCAACAAAATGACGACCAAAGAAAGAGTGCAATCTGTACTCAAAGAAAGGGGAATCCCGGTATCGGTAATGGAGAAAGCTTGTGGCTTTTCGAACGGATGGTTTGGCGGCTTGCGGAAGGGCAGCATCTCTGATGACAAGTTGGTGAAGATCGCAGAGTTTCTTCAGTTGTCTGCGAAGTGGTTATCCACAGGAGAGACTGACGATGGGTATTATCTCAACTCTGAGACTGCCGCTCTCGCACAGGAAATGTTTGAGGATCCAGATATGCGTTCTCTGTATCACATGAAGAGGAATATGGAGCCGGAACGATTTCGTTCGCACATGGAGTTTATGAAGGATTTGTATAGACAGGAGCATCCAGAGGATGATTGGGGATGTTAGCAATCACTCGTACTACGACATTGAACTAGATGCTTATATAAATGTCGTGTTCATTCAAATGGACACCAAAGTCGATGAGGAAATCGAACTGAACGAAGACGGATCGTATGTGATATTCCTCAACACCAAATGCTCTTCTGATGAGCAGATGGATGCTTTTCAGCATGCAAGGGAACATATCCGCAGAGGGGACTGGCAGAAGCACAGCGTTCAGCAGATAGAAGCAGAGATCGGAAACATCTCCGTGCCGGAGAGCGAAAAGAAAGAATCCGAAGCCAGAAAGCAACTCAACGAGTTCTATCGCAAGATGCGTGAACGGAAGGAGCGGCTTGCCAAGAAGGGAAAGAAGGAAGTTGTCGTTCTGGTCGATGGTGTATATGGTGAGCCTGTTCTGAAGAAAATTGTAGTATCGATAGAGTTCGATGATAGGTATCTGTAAATAGAAAATGCACCCGGACGGCGGCAAAACCAATCTGAGTGCATCTTCTTATTAAGCTGATCAAGATGAATATAACAGAAAGGAGTGAGTATGGCAAGGAGAAAGCATCCTCGTCTTCCATCGGGTTACGGTTCTATCAGTAGGCTTTCTGGCAAACGGAAGAATCCTTATCTGGTAAGGCCGCCGATTGAGGAATACGATGAGGACGGCAAGCCTATTATGCCGAAGCCGATATGTTACACCGATACATGGATAAACGGATTCGCCGCTCTGACAGCATGGAAAGCCGGAACATATACTCCAGGCTCTGAGAAAGTCTTCTCCGTGAGGGAATCGGACTACAAGGACGAGTACGATTTGGTGAAGGTAATCATCTCCGATTATTCTAGAATAACACGGAAGACGGACGGCAAGACGTTTTCTGAAGTATACAAGGAATGCTATGAGTATCGGGACGCGAGAAAGCCGCTTTCGACTAGCGCGATTAATTCTAGGAAGTCCGCATATAAATGGTGTGAATCTCTCTACGACATACCTTTATGCGAGATACGTCACGATGATTTCCAGAAGATTATTGACGATTGCCCGAAGAAGATGCAGACGAAAGCGAATATTGCCCAACTGTTCCATCAGGTGTCGGCATACGCCTTGTCTCACGATATCATCAAAACGGATTATTCCAGCAATCTCGTTATCACGAAGACAGATGTGGAAAGTGGAGTGCCGTTTTCTGAAAAGGAAGTGGCTCTGTTGAAGACTCTTTCCGACAAGGAGCCGATGGCGAAGAAGATGCTCATTATGATTTATTCTGGCTTTCGGGTTTCTGCATACAAGTCGATGGAAGTCAATCTGAAAGAGCGATACTTTAAGGGCGGCGTAAAGACCGAAGGAAGTAAGAACAGGATCGTGCCTATCCATGATGGGATATTGCCTTTTGTCAAAGAATTTGACGGAAGAATAATCGATACCGCAACAAGCGTCTTCCGTGAGGACTTCAACAAATTCTGCAAGCTGCATGGAATGAATCATACACCGCACGACACACGGCATACCTTCTCTGCGCTCTGCGAGAAATATGATGTCAAGGAGAACGACCGAAAGAGGATGCTTGGACACAAGGTAGGAGACATAACAAATGACGTTTATGGGCATCGAACAGTCGAAGAATTGAGGGCAGAAATGCATAAAATACCATACTGAAAATTTGTTGCATTAGTGTCAGTTATGATTTCAAAACTAATCAAAACTTTTCCTAACTTTTCAAAGCATTTAACCGCCTCAAAGCCGCATAAAATCTGGACGAATCGGCTACAAGCCGCATGTTCTCTAACTCTGCGGAAATCGGTTAAATTTAACGCGATTTTAAAGAGGAGCATCGCTGAAAGTGTAGGAGATCCGCAGAAATACTGGACATTTCGCACTTCGCCATTTCGATTTGTTGCATGACTGTCAGCTATAGATTTAAAATGATTGCTAACTTTTAAATCGATTTCGTGATTTTATGCAAAAAAAGAGGGGCGGCTTTTGTACCGCCCCATATCCAAAGAAAGGAGAATCTATTCCCTCGCGAGGGATCAATTAAAGAGTGAATACCACGTATCTGCCGGAGTCGAAATGCCCTTATCGGAACGATACGACTCTACGGACGAGTATCCCTTCCAAGCAAGCAGACCCTTCCGAATCTCTTCCAGAGTGCCATGCGCTTTCACTTCGCTGTCGGTCATCCATGAGGCAACCTTCTTGCACGATTCGAAGAAGTGCCGATTCTTGAGATCAAGAGTAGAACCGTAGTATTTATTCGCCATGTATTTCCACACAGCGAGAGCCGCCGCCCTGGTTCTTGTGCCGAACGTACCAGTAATGGAGAGAGTCTTCACTCCGGCAGTATTCATTACTTCAGAGTAGTTTTTGTTGAGGAACCGCTGACATTCCCTGATGCGCTCGGTATAGTCGGCACCATTGATTGCGTATATGGCTTCTACGTGACCGATTTGGAGCGGTCGTGATGGGTCGTTTCCTCTGAATTCAAGGAAGTCTCCGACCCTCAGAATCTCAGGATTTGTGATATGCCCATCAACGATATTGACAGGAACCGTTTCGAATCGGCTATCTCTGTAAATCGCCGCAGTATTCAGCGCACCCATGTCGTAGCCAATCTCTTTGAGAGTCAGGCAGACCGAAGAGGAGCAGTCCGAATAATATTTGCCGTCCCGATATTTCTTATAGCAGTAATTACGCTTCTCCGTCTGGGAATAACCGTTTCTGCCCAGAATGGTCTTGTAGGTCTTGGCGAATTCCTGACGTTTCGCATCGGAGAAGTATTTATATCTCCTGACCACCACCACACCTTTGCGCTTGCCGTTGGGTGCTTTCTGAGAATATCTCTGAGACAGATACTTATCCATCCGAATGAGCCTAGGCGTACCATACCCATGACCGCAGAGAGTGATATCTTTTTCTGTGATAGACACCTTCGGAGTCACCTCACTTTCATCTTTCGCATACTGATCAATGAACTGCCGACATTTGACGTGCCGTGACCAGTAAATCTTATCGCCGACCTGATTGGACGAGGATTTATCCTTCTGGTCTGCTACCAAGGATGCCATGATGGAATCCAAATCGTACTTGCCGTTACATCGTTTGAAGATTCGGTCGCACGGAGACTTGCCACCCAAATGACGGATTTCACAGTACATCATTTGAGCCTTTATGTCAGAAGTGTAGTCCCTCTCGCAGTCCGATATCAGCTTCACCATCTTGTCGGCGAATATCTTGTCCTGCACCTTGCGTCCGACTGGAGAATCAATAAGAGCGATGAGAGCCTCTTTCTGCTTGGCATCAGGTTTCCATTTGATTGCCACCCAATCGTACCGAAGCATATCCTCGATATTTGCAGAATCCAGACGCATGAACGAGACAGGATCCGCATCATAAATGGACTGAATCAGAGTCTTTGCTTCGTGACCGTAAGCCTGATACCAACCAAGAGTGCATGTGTATTCCTTCGGAGAGTTCTTGTATGGCGGCGTATAGTCGTTGTATCTGCGCTTGCCATAGACCTGACCGCCTGTCTCCACGGAGCCTATGATGTTCGTTAAAACGGAAAGATTGTAGTCGTTCATTGGTTTCCTTTCCGTAAAAAATGGGCATCGCACTAGATTAGTACGACACCCAATGTGGTTAATGATATTGGCTGTTTCCTCTTGCTGTGGTTTAGCATGCCTGACCACATGGTCGTTCACTTCGGACACGGCTCGAGTCCGTGCCTTTGAAGGTCTTGCGACCGCTCTTACTGGACATTTAACCGTCACGCAAAGACGGCACCAAAACTTCTTTAAAGTTTCCTTTAAGTGAGTTACCTGTCATCTTTCTTGTCCATAGATTTTCTAAGTTCATTTGCACATTCGGATATTGTTTTATCAATATCCTTTTTAATGACCGCATTTGCAATGCCAAGAACGGCACTAATGACGGCATCAATAATTAAAATGACAATGATCGCTTTCATGAATTATCCTTCCTTAGTTTCCTTTAAATAAATTTATGGTTCTGGAATAGAATAAGTATCTGTTCCGTTAAATACTATGAAGCCGTGCACCAGTCTTCCATCTGTGCCTTCATATATTTGATTAAGACGTTTTTTGTTATACATGGTTTGCGTGCTTCCACCACCATCTGTATTATATGCAAACTTCAATCCCAATTCTTGACAAATATCCTGCATTCTGTCAATGGTTATTCCTTTTGAATTATTAAAGCCTCGTCCCTCACTGGTTATGAAAGCATAGTCACCATTTTCATATTGTCCAATAATCTGCCGCTGTGCATATCTCCAAGTTTCAGTTTCCATTCCTTCATAAATCGGATAATCATATTTATCATAGTCAACAATGATTGGAAAAAACGAAGATGTAGCAGAAACAATTCCCCTATCGACTATACTTTGTCCATCGCCTTCACTCCAATCTTCCAAAAAGCCAAGTGTGCCGTTGTTGTCAATGGTAAGAGCCATCTGAGTGTTATCGGGATCAGTGCATCGAATAACTTGGCTGTTTTCGATCTGTAAAACATACCACCCCGCATTTATAATAAAATCCCATCCTTCTAATCGCCTTAATTGCTGTGGCGTTATACTTGCACCAGAATACGGAAATCTGGTAAACGGATACTGCTTTGTTCCGTCAGTTTTTGTTTGGAATATTCTGGTTAGGTAATAAAATGATTCTCCAATTTCATCATAGATATAATCTACAGACATATTCTCATTACTGCTTAATGGTTTGCCATCATATGTATACATGTTATTCACATCCTCCTTGACTTAACCCGCTATCAAACTCCCTTCAGTTGGCGAATAAAACACTTGATGCACCAAATCATACAATCCCACTACATTTGAGGGATTAACACACGGAATAAAGTCGTATACTTTTTGGCCATTTGTATTAACTGCTTTAAGATAATACAATCTTCCACGATGCCGCCAAATAGCATTTGTGCCGTAACCTAAAATGGTCATATATTCTGTTTGCGATACACTACTGCCTTCCTCCAATGCGATAGCAGTTGCACCATTTACAACGATGTCATTATTTCCTCTATATGCCTCAAAGGTATAATCAGTATCAATCGTCCAATTATATCTAGTACTTGCAGAAATCCCCACACCAAATCTATTCCCCGCAAGTCTTTTAGTTGCAACATTTGTTCCGTATATAAATAAATATGGAGTAAAGTAATGTACGGAAGAGAAGACGTGCCCAGCCCTGTCTTCCTCGCCAGTTCTCGTAGCTTTATATCTTATCCAACAATTCTGCAAATCGGATTCTGGAATACTCGTTGATATATACTGAGTGCCATTCGCAAGTACATAATTCTTCTTGGTATATCCGCTTGGCAACTGAGCAACTGATACATTAAATGTAGTTGACAAGTTCGAATAATGAACAGTTACCACTGAGGTGCTTGCGTCCAACGTGCCAGATAACAAATAATCCGTAATTACATTTTCTGTACCGTCCTTATAACGTGCAGTAACTACTAATAATGGCCTTAAGTCATCCAGATCATCCGTACACGATATTAAATGCTGTCCTTGAGTGAACACGGCATTTATAGACTCTATCAGGTACAATGCCTCTTCAAGGTTGCCGTAATAATCATTATCGTGGTCAATCCAAGAAACATGCCGAAAACAGGCTAATAAGGCTTCCTTGGCTTCGTCTGACAATCCCGGTTCAATAGCGGCAATCTCGTCTTCTAAGTTATTTAAATCACTCCTTAAATCACTTATGTCCTGCGTGTTGGTCGCGATATTCGTGGCATTCGCATTCGCCGTAGACTGAGCCGCCGCAGCAGCAGACTGTGCGCTAGTAGCAGTTGCCTGTGCCGTAGCCACCGCATCCTGAAGGGAAGACACATCTCCAGAAGCCGCATCGACTGCTTCTTTAATCGTCTGAGTAGTGCCACCTACTTCGGTCGCATGTCCATCCAAGACGAATTCAGCCATCTGTCCGAAGGTGACCTTCTTGCTGGCATAGGCACTCCCAGAAGCGACAGACGTTTCAAGCAGATTTTCATCTGCCATCTGCCCATCAGTTGCGGCTTCAAGGCCGGAGATTTTTATATACTCTGTAGCCATGATCACACCTCGCTTTCGGTTTCCGATTCCTGTGGGATATATACTTCTGTGTATCGCAGCTCTTCGTTCATCACTTGGACTGCCGCTTCAAGAAGCTGAATTAACTGATCGTCCGTTATTTTGATTCCGTATTTATCGAACTGTGATTTTGCCATCCGCACGACCCACTCGAACTTCTCGTCTCCACGACCGTGACCAATGAAGGTCTGCTCTGCCGCACGAACGATTTTCTCAATGATATCGGCGGCGAAGTTATAGTCGTGTTTCCGAAGCTGCCCTGTGATGTAAGGGATGAAGTATCGGAGTACCGCGCACACGGCTGAAATCAGCACGACTTGCAGAATGTTAAAAAGTAACTCGTTCATCGACAGTCTCCTTTCTTAAAGGAAATCCTTCTTTTCCAGACGTTCCTGATACACCTTATTGATGTAGGTGACCGTTGCCACCGTCTGGTCGTTCTTAAAATTTGGGTGAGACTCGCAGTAGTGATTGTATTCCGAGATATCGGAAAGTGCCTGATCGAATGAATCCTTTGAGTGCCTCTTCTCCGGCTCGTAAACCAACTCGTCAGCAAAACGAAGAATCCGCACCCTCGCCGTTACTGCGTCCCTCTCATCGACCTTGTCGTTTAACTTTAAGATGCATTTTTTCAACTCATCGATGGACTTTCGGATTTCACCGAGTTCATCTGTCTTCTTGTCGTGCCTCGATATGAGGAACTGGACAAATGTGAGTACGCCACCACCTAAAAGTATTCCGAGAAATGTCTGCAATTTTGCTCCCTTCTTTATACCGCTGTCGCGTTTACTTTAAGCCACGGATCCCACGCGTTGTTGCGGAATGTGCGGAAGAAAATTGACGTAGCCACCGTGGAATAAACAGGAAACAGAATCTGTGTTCTTGATGTGCCGGACGCTTCAACGACCAGTAGCTTAAAAGACCCCGCCACATACGGACAGTTACCAAGACTGGAAGATGTCGCTGCGTTTGCAGAGTAGTACGACCCTAGTGTCGTGTAATCGTTCAAATCACCATTCGCCGAGATCGAATTACCACGAGGAAGACCGACACTGGCAGAAACCCTCTCTGAAAGAGATGTCACCTCGCCGTCAAGTTCGTTAATCGCATCAGTCGCGTTCTGCGCTGTCGTGGAAAATACACCAGACCCCACGAATTGTGCCAATTCATGCACTGCGGCGGTTATGCCCATCCATACATCGTTAATCACGACAGGCTTTACGGCATCAGCCACAAATGTATAGATGGCTTGGAGAGTTGTCTTTTTTGTATGTCCACCATGTACCACAGGGACAACATCGCCACTATCCAGAGCCAGTTCTTCGGACAGTTCCGAAATTCTAATATTGCTCATGTACGTCTCCTTCTTAATTTAAAAACGTGATTACATCGCTGAAGAACTCATCGCTCGACCCCGCAGAACCGCTCGTATTCTGAAGAACAACAGTTCCGTTCGTGTTGATGCTTAAAAGATAAGCCGTACCATTTTGGCTCATCCGATTGATATAATGAGTGTTTGTCGGTCGATATCCTGACGGCAGAGTGAATAGTGTGCCGCCTGTCGTGGAAGCCGATGTGAAATGCCCATTGAATCGGTACGACAATTCAACCACGCCGTTCTTTCTTGATGCGTTGCATCGCCACGTAGTGCCAAACGAAAAGTTAGTAAGCGAAGCCGGAGCCGAAAGCGCAGACGTTGAAGAAGACACAGTACTAATGACGTTCCTGATTCTGTCTTCCAACGAGTATCCATTCACTTTCATGCCGGAGTTCGTAGTATATGAACCCTCTCGCATGTCCGTCAATTCTAGAACGGTATATGTTATTCCGAGAGTGACATCGTGATAAACGATAGACATCCCTCTTGGTGTCATTCGTGCGAGATAATAGTTATTTAGCCAAACGCCATCCTCATTGATTCCGTCTGTGGTTTCAACCGATTCTGATGTAATAGTTGTTCCTCTGGCGGCTGACCCTTTACTTGCGACAACTTGGATGCTTGCTTCTCCGTTTTTGTCGTAGATAACAAGGTCACCTTCGTCAGACAGGGAAGAACATTCCATGTTCCAACGGAAAACCCTGTTCGTTTTGTCAACACGGAAAAGTTCGTTGTAATCGTCATCATAAATGACTAACGCTCCTGCATTTATCCAGTTAGCATTGATTCCGTTTGCCCGGAGTATTTCGGCGATAAGTTCACCGTTTACTTTCAACCCATACCAATCAGGCTCATCATCAAGAGCGTTCGCCGTCACCATGATTCCATCAGAGGAAACAACGATTCTGATATCAGAATCATCTAGATTCATCTTGTTGTGCAGATACCTGACTGACGAACCATCAGGATTCACTACTTCTGTATTAAACAAACCACCGAGCGCACCAGATTTCTCCATCGCCCGATAAGTGCGGATATATTCTTCGGTCTTTTCGTTGAACCGCTTTATGTTTCTGCCACTGATGATTTGCGGGGTTGCCGCACCGACCGACTGATTCGCCGGAGTAGATGTCAAAATTCTTGGCGGCTTCGCCCCCGCACTAACAGTAGACTGCCTATCGTTAGCAGAGAAAATTGTCGTAGATACGAGCGTCTTATATACATTTCCCTTGCCGTCACAAATAAAAGCAACGTCTCCTGCTTCGACAAGCGGATTGCTCAAGGACGAATAGCTTCCCTTTCGATAGACGGCATTCCCAGACGCAACCGTACTACCCACGTAATTGGCAATGTCTTGTGCATTGTCTTTCGTGATAAGACCGTTATCTTCTATGCTTAACACGTAATCGTCCGTGCCATACGTGTATTCAATAATTGCGTCAGCAGATGTTTCTGCGTCTGGATTTTCTACGCAAACCCTAACCCCCGTGATGATAGTATCGTTTATCTCTGCCTTGATCGAATAAAGCGAAGGGATGAGGTTTAAGTGGTCGTAATTAAGGATGATAGTGTAATCACCCTGTTCCGTTATAAGGCTGTCTCCGTCCTCTGTTATAAGACCGACATCGTCCGTCCAGTTTTCCGAAAACGCAATAAAATCCGTCTGAATGGATCTGATTTCGCCAGACTCTGCGGCTCGTAAAATCTCCTCGTCAGTTTCTCTTAATAATAATGGAAGAAAATCGTTCAATAGGTCGAAGTCGTACTGATTGACCTCTAGCTGACCGAATCGGTTTACCCTCACAAAACAGCCAGCGCAAGCCGCCGCCCAACCAACTACCGTGCGGTATGTAATGCCTTGCTGAGTTGGCTTTGTATAAATGATATAGTCGCTGTTGGGAAACGAAAAAATCGTTTGGTCTGGTAACGCGACACCGCAGTCCTGACATGCCCAGAATACTATTTCGCCAAGCGTTGCCGGAAAGTTGAGTGTGCTTTCACTGTATTCACGATCAAGCTGACTCATTTTATCCAGGCACGTTAACGTCAGAAGAACATTGTCGTAATCCTGCTCCGTAACGTTGTATACGCCCTTCTGGAACATCTCCACAGTTCCATCGATGTCCAGACCGATAAAGAGCGTGACTTCCGCATCGGTGAAATCGTATCTATTAAGCTTTCCATCGAAGTTCTGGAGCGTAATCTGACACTGATTAATGATAGTCGAACCGAGATCCAGATTTTCGTCAGAGGAGACGGAATCGTCTACGATAACACCATTCGGTTGCCATAAATCCTCATCCGTAAAAGTGTCCGTGGTGCCGTCAGCAAAGGCAACATCTACCCGATAGGTGAATCTTCGATTATCATTTTTTACCATCTCCGTCATGAACTCTGGAGAAACGTGAACCATAGACCGTCACCTCTCAATAATCGTGAATGCTACCTTCTCGTAACGTCTGCCGTTGAAAAACCATTGCTTCATCGGGACATCTCTGTCACCGACATAGAAATTCTTCGTCAGTTGCCTTGTGGGATTAGTAGGATCCCAATAAGTTACATCAAAATACTCGTTTCGCTGAAACGCATTGACTATCGCCGCAGCTTCAGCCGGAGTCGGGTGCCACCACTCAAGTTCAATCGTCCTCTTAGTGGCAACCGTATTCTTATGCATTTTCCCGTCAAGAGTCCGACCACTATCAGGGGCAGACTCATCATAAATCTGTACATGAAAAACAGAGGGAGTCTTTACTGCGACTCCCCCGATTTCTAAAAATGCCATATGTGCCACCTCGTTAAGTCATAGCCGCACCCATCCGATATTTGCGCTTCGCATTACCACGCTCAACCGCTCTAGCCAGAACTTCATCATTCTGAGTCTTGATCGTGATGTGGTTTTCAATCGGAATGGTATTGCCACCGTTAGACATCATCGTTGCAGAAGCGATGCCTCTTTCGATAGCACCTTCAATCATGTTGGATATCGTGTTCGATACATTATCCGATACCTTAGAGGCGAACTTGCCCATCCAAGCGGTATTGGTATCAAGAGGAAGGATGGCCTCTCTTCCAGCTTCTCCGGCGATGATTCTTCGACCGTTGGCAAAGCCTATGTCAGTTGCCGCACCGAGGATACCACCAGTAGCAACATAGTAACGTCCGTGAGAATTGTAGCTAGGCTTGTAAACAACATCTCCGGCAGGACTTCGTGTCTGTTCCCATTGGACGATAACATCCGGGACGCTGACATCAAGAGTAGCGTTTGCGGAAAGTGTTTCTTTCGCCTTGTTGTTCCACCACCTCTTTACGTTGTCCCACCAAGTTGACGAATCGTCTTCGACATCGGTATAGAAATCTTCTACGTTTCCGACTTTTGCCAGCCACCAAGCCTTTACGTTATTCCACCACAAGCTGTTCTGTTTCGATGGTGACGTTTTAAAGTCTTTGACGTTTCCAACTTTTTCGACCCACCATGCTTTAACATTGTTCCACCAAAGGGAATTCTGTTTTGACGGAGCCGTCTTAAAGTCTTTAACATTCCCGACCTTTTCTTTCCACCAATCCTTGACGTTGTTCCACCAGAGCGAGTTCTGCTTTGACGGCGATGTTTTAAAGTCTTTTACTTTGCCGACCTTTTCTCCCCACCAGTCTTTCGTGTTGTTCCACCACAAGGAATTTTGTTTCGACACGTTTGTCGTGAAGTCCTTGACTGGCCCGACTTTCGCGTTCCACCAAGAATGAAGATTTGCCACCCATGTCTTGGAATCATCTTTGAGTCCTGCACGAACTTCTACTGGCTTTTCCTTTTTGGATTTCAAATTCCAACTGGACGTAAAGTTCTTCCATGCGCTCGTAATGGACGATGCACTAAACTTTATCGGAATGTCAAATGTCGCAAGCGCACCCGCCGCATTTACACCAAGTCCGACACCCATATTAGGAGCAACACCAGTAACGGCACCAGACGAGTTTATGCCACGATTGCCGCCGGAGAGAGCCTCTTTAATACGATCCCAGATATTCTTAGTGTTCTTAGCAGTCTGTTCCTCTGGGGAGTTGCCGAACGAGCCGCCGTTACCACCTTTTTTACCGTACTGCGACCAGTAATTATCCTGGCCGGGATCGATAGCAGTTATTGACTTGCCGCCATTAGATTTCTTGTAAGCGGTAATTTCTTCCTCGGTCAATCCATTCTTCCGAAGGATTCCTTCCATGACACCGTCCATCATGCCACCGATAAGTTCGCCTAGGACTGTGGTGATAATGGACGCGACATTCTTCAGTATCGACTTCCACGGAAGACCCGCCAACGCGGCACCTACGCTATGCCCCCACGCCCACATCTTTGCCTTTGTAAGCGGATTGTCAAGCGCAGAACTAAGCTTCTCAAGGAACGTAGAAACAAGTCTCCCCGCCGCCGTTATGAGTCCGGCAACATCGATTTCAAACAGTCCATCAAGGAATTCCGCCATTGCCTTATCGAGTCCCTCAAGGTCGTTTGAACCATCAAGGAGACCGTTAATGGCATCGGTTAAAGCATCAACTATGGATGCCGCAAACTCTCCCGGCAACGAGAAGTCGAAGTCCATGAAGAACTTTCTCAGTCCTTCTCCGATTCCCTTGCCAAGCGAATCCCAATGAACCGTCTTTAGGAACGTGATTCCTGTCGTAAACAGCGTGTTAAGCGCATTCGCAATGGTCGTTCCAAGTCCAGACCAATTAAACTTCTCAACAAAACCATTGATGGCGTTACCGATATTGGTCGCAACTTTCTTGCACTTCGCTTGAATCTTAGGCCACGCGCCGTTCAGTTTATCAATCTGCTCGTTCAGCTTCTCAGCGATAATCGAACCGACTTTATACCAATCGCCATCAGCAATAGCCGCACGGACCCTATCAGCGAAATCCTTCAGCGAACCTTCGATGGACGTAGTCGTGAACATGTCCTTGACCGAAATGCCATCGGAACCGCCACCAGAACCAGAACCGCCACCAGAACCGCCAGAACCACTTGTCGAACGCTCTTTCGTATCGTTGAGAACGTGCAACTGGTCGAACGACATAATGGTCTTCTGATATTCTTCAGCCGCCTTTTTCGCATCGTCCAGACCCTTCGCGGCATTAGATCCAGAACTGCCAGTCTTTTCAAGACCTTTCGCATAATCTTGCCATACTGGCTTCGCCTGTGCCGCAAATCCCTTGCCAGTAAGAGCCGCCATAAGCCGACCAATGGCATTAAGGGCAGAAGCAATCATGTTAATGAATGCCGTAATATACGGAGCCACAGCATTGATAATCGGAGCAAATGCCGCCGCCCAAGAGTTCTTCAGATAGGTCAGACCGCTCGTCATCGAAGACATCGAATGATTGAACTCAGACGAATACTGAGCCAGGTTCTGCATACCTTCTTTGACGCCCTGAGTCAGCGCACGAATTGCCGCAGATATTGCTCTTCTGAATGCGATAAGACCGATGAACTGTCCGAGCGAACGGTTTCCAAGCAGACCACCACGTCTTCGAACCTGAGCGTCAAGTCCGAGAAGTTCTTTTATCGACCGAATCGGGTGAAGCATCGAAGAGGCGAACTTAATCATGCCCTTCCCCGCCGTCTTTGCCGCAGATCCGATATGACCAAGGAATGCATACGCACGTTTAACTCCGTTATAGAAGAACGAAACTACGTTTTTCGCTTCGTCAAACGCGTCTATCGCCATCCTAAGTCCTGTCGTGGCACCTTGTCCCGCATAGTAAGCCAACCCATGAAACGCAGAACTCGCAGCTTCGATAGCATTACGCCATTCCTCTGTAGTCCAAGAAGCGTTGCTAATGCCACTACTTATGCGACCAAAAACATCACCGACAGAGGAACCGATATACGAGAACGTGTTTCGCCACATCTGCCCGAAAGACTCAGCCTCGATGCCGAATGCTTGTAAGTCTTCTCTTATCTGGTCGGCTTGTAGGGAGTTTTCGTCAAAATTAGGAGCATCAGCCGCCGCTTGTAGTTCTCTTGCCACCCTTTCTGCGGCATCGGATACCTGACCCATCGTTTGCGCTTCTTCTGCGGTACTACCGATCATGCCGTCAATGTGAGCAGACCAATCAGAAAGAGCCGCGTTTGCGTCCTCAATTGCGTTAGTATAGTCCACTACCGCTTCCATAGCGGAACTCATTTCTGGACTATCCAAATCTGCTCCGGCTTCTGCCAGTTCATCGAAACGCTTTTTCGCTATGTCAAGTTGATCCGTCCAAAGTTTAAGCTGCGTTTCTACGCCGCCCTTGCTCCAATTAAGTTCCTGTGAATGTTTGCCTTGCGCTTTGGAAAACAGTTCGTCAAGGGCATCTTTCGCCTTGTTTATATTTTCCGTGCGAACGATGATAGAAGGAGTTTTTTTGCCGACCTTTTCAACTTCTCGGCCAAGGTCAGCGGCTGCTTTTCCCGCGGACTGGAAGACTTGCGTAATATTATCGAATTTGATGCGACCAATGGTGCCAATCTTGTCGCCAACAGTACCGAGGGTTTTCCCGAGACTTATCAGCTTGTTCTCAAGTTCAGTTAGTGCATCAGTAGCTTTCTTGGCATTAGCCTCTACGCTAACCTCTAACGAACTAATCTGTTCATCTGCCATCAGGTCACCCCCTCTCCATCGTTTGTATGTCTTCTACGGTTGAGTTCCATAATGTAAGCCATGAAATCAGCGGCGGCAGCTTTGTCTTGCTCTTCCTGTTCCATCTGCTCGATACGCATCTGAGATATATGTTTAGGCTCTTCGGGATACGGATTCTTCACGCCATCGAAAGCCGCCGTGATAGCCGCATAAACGTATTGACCGATAAGCCATGCGTGATAATCCTTCTCGTCACGTTCAAGCTGTTGTTTCCAGAGATAGAAGCGTCTCCAAGGCTCGACCATCTTCGGAGTCAATGTCCAAAATACTGACTCAGGAACTCCGTAATTAAGTGCCATCGGCAACCAATAACCGTAGATATAGTCGGTAAAGGATTTATACGAAATCCCTTCTAGGTCGATTACTCGTCCTCTGACTGAGCCTCTTCCATCTTCATCTTCTTCGTCTTCTTCTCGCTCGTCTTCTCTTCCAGACCGAGCATTTTCTTGAAAAAATCGGAGTCGTTGATGGCTTCGCCGAAGGAAATGTAAAGGTCTTGGATATCGCCGCCACCGAGAATGTGCTGTTCGATGAGCCGTTCTGCTTCATCTCTGTCAGATCCAGTTACCACACACACGAAACCCATCACCAGAAGGAAGATTTCCTGCTTGCGGAATGCTTCGAGCAGGGAGAATCCCTGTTCCTCGATAAGAGTGAAGTGTCTGAAGGTTAAATCGGGTACTTCGTACTTTTTGTTATTGATTTTGACTGTTTTCATGTGATTTCTCTCTCCTTTGGACGTAAATAGATAAAAAAATAAGGGGCGGCATAAACCACCCCTGTTGAATTAAAGAGTCGTTATCACGTTGCCGGGAACTTCTCCGAAGCTTCGCCGATCTCAACATCCGAAGTCGGATTGATCGTAAGCGTGAGTTCACGAATCGCATTGACGGAACCATCATTCACGCTGACGGAGAGGTAACCCTTCCAAGAGAAGACACCGTCCGCATGGCTCTCGCCGAACTCTAACTGGAACACCTGTTCCGTACCTTCCAGAGCCTTGTAGGCATTCAGCCAAGACACATCATAGTTCGCCGTGAACGCCATTTCGCTGATGCTCTTAACACCAGGAACGAACGTCTGCTGAGTGTCTTCCATGTCTGTGGTTTCAAGCTGTTCCGGCTGACCGAAGAGGGTCGGGTAGGTCTTAATCGGGGAAATCTTGGCAATCGCCGCCGCCGTTGCACCTACTTTAAGGACGGTATTAATCGTGCTTCTGCCCTGAGACATACTGCCACCTTAACCTTTCTTATTCGAATTTGGGAACGTCTTCCAGACTGTTGATAATCCGTGCAAACCGAGCGACCATACGATACAGATTAGGAGAATTCCTGTCTGGTATCTCAGATGGGCCATATCTACGAGCGTAGGACATAAGCCTCATAGCATCGCAAGCCTGATTGATTATCTGTCTGGATTCTGTAATTGATTTGTTTGAGTACACTTGTATCTCTACGTTGCTGTCCACCGCAAAAGAC